CCTCTTCTTGCTCAAGGAATGCGGTGATTTGATTGGGATCGGTGATTTGGATATTGGCATCCATTTCAGTGGTTTGCACCATCAAGGAATTGTTGTAAAGCAAAACCTTCGGTGAGGTGACTGAAATGGGCATATTGGGGTGACAGCGTTCTTTGTCAAGAACCACTGACGAAACCAAGCGACTGTCAATAGCCTCGCCACCGACAGCCTTGACGACCATGATTTCATTCAAGTCCACACGACCACTCGCTGAGAGGCGTGCGACAGCATCAACGCAAATGCGACCCAAGAATTCCTTGATTGACCCTGCGGATTTACCCGTGAGCGAGGTTTGAGCCACGCTCAAAAGAGCATCGGCATCACCGTCAATCGCCAAGTCGTCAATCATCGCATTCAATTCCGTTCCGACTTTACGGAATGTGTCGCAAATGGTGGTTGGGTGGATGTTTTGTGAAATCAATTCCTCCGACTTCTTCAACAATTCACCTGAGAGAATAACTGCCGTTGTAGTGCCGTCATAACACTCCTGCTCTTGAGTCTTTGACACTTCAATAATCATCTTCGCTGCGGGGTGTTCAATGTCCATTTCACGAAGGATTGTAGCCCCATCGTTTGTGATGATGACATCACCGCCCTCATCAACGAGCATTTTGTCCATGCCCTTCGGCCCAAGCGTTGAACGCACAGCATCGGCAACGGCTCGCGCCGCAGCGATATTGTTGGATTGGGCTACACGACCATGACTTCTTTCTGTTCCTTCACGCAAAATGAATACGGGTGCTTGACCGTTGGGCATCATGTTCACCGCCACACAAACCAAGCATATTAACCCTGTGATGATTGACAACCTTGACAAAAAGGATTTTCAATTGAAGAGGCGTGCAAAACACATGGCGGATGCCTTAACCATGTCGTTGGGCCATCTGCTCATCAAAGCATTAGGCGATCCCGACGATATGTTTTGGTGGGAAAAGCGATACGGGGGCAAATTGCCTGACCCAAAAGCGAATAGGTCTATGGACATTACCGAATGGATAATCAACAACCCAAAAATCGTTGATGCCTATTTGCGTAGCAACGGGCAACCAAGAGTGGTGGATTACCCACTTGAAGCCAATGTCCCAATACCCGAATGGGATGAAGTGCAGGATTCTTTGACGGGGGCGGATGCGGGACTCAAGCCAAGAGAATTCGCCCCGTATAGCAAAACACGAAAAATGCCCGGCCCTTCATTTTTTGACACTCCGCCAAGAGCCTGTGTTTATTCAACACCCAATGACCCCAACACTGCTTGTGGACATTGTTATGCGTGTCAAGGAACATATGCTTTGAACAGTCCCCAAGCACGAATTTGGAACAATTTGGACAAAGTGTTGAACAACCCTGAAGCGTTTGGAAGTGCTGTTGCTCACAATTTGACTCCATCGGCTATGCTTGAAAGAGGTTCAAGAAAAGACCAACCCGTAGTGCGTTTCAAGGCAGCGGGCGACTTGATGGGGGCGGGTGAATTGGCTCTCATATCCAATGTCATGGAAGAAAACCCATCAGTCAATGGGTGGCTTTCAACACGCCAAATACCCTTTATTCAGCAATTTTTGGATGCGAGGGGTTGGGAGGATGATGCCTTCCCTGAAAATTTGGCGGTCAAGGTATCATTACCCGGTAAGTCGGACTTCAACAATTTGTCACGACCCTTGAGAGAATTGGGCAAACACCCCGCAATTGATTTCACCAATTATGACAATGTGGTGGAGGGTGCTTCTGTTTGCCCTGCTTCTTTGCCGGGCAACCCCGCCAAATGTGATAAGGTCATTGACCCACTCACCAACAGCCTAAAGTGTCGCAATTGCTTTAGGCGAGGGTCAAACATCACCTATTTGGATCACGACAACCCAAGCATATCAAACGAGGAAATGGAAATCATTTGGCAATTGTTGAATAGGGGGCAATAAACATGGTCGGACTTGAAAGACCACAGGGGCAACCCCGTATTTTCACACACCCCGCCAATGTGAATGAGCCGTCAATGTATGACCCTGAAATCACCGTTGAGGCTGAGGATGCCGTTCAAGCCGATATGGGTGGCGACAAATGTTGTGAAGAAGCACGAATGAAATTTCGTGAGGTGTTGAGGAAACATTTTGGAAAAGCCTCATGGGATGATATTGAAATCATCATTGAACAACCATGCGAAAAATTACAAAAAGAATTGGAAGAGTGGCTCGCTCAACCTTGGGTTGCGGATAGAACAAGGGCAGCAGACGGTTTTACCTTGGTTGAAGATTTGACACGGGTTCAAAATGAATGGGATGCGTGTTCATCCGAATCCTTTGGGGGTATGTTCACCGCATCGGAGGATGCTTTTGAGGCAGGGTGGAACGCCATTCAAAAACAAATAGGGCGGGATGATTTCACTTACAATATGTGGTATCAACCGCACCTCATGGCTGATGCAGGGCCATTTCAGCGTGAAATACCACCTGAATTGGGCATTGAAACATTGGGGAGAATCCCTATCACATCCGCAATACAACACTTAGAGCAATTGGAACAAGACCCAACAGAATTTGCTACACGCTTGGGGTATGAAACACCTGAGAGTGTTGGGTTGCGAAGAGATGATTATGACGATGACGATGAATGGTGGGAGGCGTTGGCGGAACAAGGCATATCTTCTTCGCCCGAAGAATTTCTTGGACACAAAGAAATTCCTCTCCATGTAGTGCAAATGTTGTTTGATAACGCCAAACAATATGCAGGGCGTATGCCTTTACCCAATGAATTGCGAAACCGATTAGAGAATTATTCGTTCTATTATCCGCAAATGGTTCAATACGGTGGTGGTGTCCCCAATTATTTGGCGTATGCTGACGAATTGCGGGAAAAAGGACAAACCACTATGCCTGTCACTTCGGGAAAAATCAGTGCATTGGGTCAAGGCCCGATGATTGATGTGAACCCACTTTTCAGGGGCATGGGGCTTGGTTTGAACACAATGGCTTCGCTTTTGGAAAACACGGGGCGGATAGAAGAAGCACTCGCCTCACCTGCGGGATTGGCTTCTATGCGTGCGTTGGATCGTGGATTGCGTGAAATGGGCATTAACCCCAACACCAATATCACTGTGAACAATATGATGCCAAATGAGCAACAAAGGGCGGAACAATGGCATTATGCACCCGAAGCCCGTTATCCTGTGAGGGGTCAAATGTCAATGTCCGTTCCCAAAGGAACACAAATCAATCCCGTGATGCCAAACCGAGCAAGACCTGTCACCATGACGCAAGAAATGGCTGACGATGGAATAGAACAATTCAACATGGATCAAATGCGTGAATTGGTGGAACGGGCAAAGGGTGCAATCAATGCCCGTCAAATTCGGGACACGATTATGCCCCCTAATTTGAGAGGACAACCTTTCATTCAACCACGCATTTTTGATGAGGACTTTGAATTGGAGGGCTTGTGATGGTGGACATCAACGCATTTCGGAGAAATCCGAATTGGTTGCGAGGAAAAAGCATATCCTCATTCATCAAACATCCCGGCAATAAAAACCAACCGCACTACAACACTCTCATGCGTGTGGCTGAACAAATGGCGGGAACAACGGGCTTAGACGATCCTGCAAGTGGTCCGGGTGGATTTGTTCAGGGTTTGATGCCAACGGGTCAAGTGCGAATGAACGAATATGACGCAGGACTCGTCAATATGCTGCGCCATTTGAAAAATACCGAAGGTGGCTTGACAATTCCCTTTAGTCAATACGATAGTGACATGACACCTGCTAAATGGCGTGAGGATGTTCGTGGTGCAACCCTGCGTGCCATTCAACAAGGCAATTTGCCCAAAAAGGGTTCTTTGAATTATTACCTGCATAAAATCAAACAAGGAATTCCTTTGACACCCATAGAAGAATATGAAATGGCTCAAATGTATTACATGAACAAAAAAACAGGGTTTCAAGGAATGGTGCGGATGCCAACGGGCTACAACAACATACCTTCGGGGACTTTGACACCTTTCAAAACAGGCGAAGATGTAAATTTCCTTGATTATCAACCTATTTTTGAAAATGTGGAATTGCGTCAAGGTGATGCTGCGGATGCACTCAACGAATGGGACATTAACCTAAGCAATTTGCTCGCTTCGGATCCGCCCTATGAAAACCAACCTTCTTCATATTCCGAAAATTACGATATGCAACGATACCTTTCAGCCCTGAATGAACGCATCAATGAGGGTCAGCCAATTGTTGCCTTTGACTCCGCTGATGCAGCGTCAAAATATGCTGACTTGGGCTTAAACGCTCAAATAATGATTCGCCCCGACAAATCGGGTGCAAAGGCTGAAAGTCGTGGTGATAGGCTTGAAATGGTTGCCACCAACATTGAGGGCTTTGACCCATTGGAAACATTGGCTCGCTTTGGGCATTCACGATTTGTGCCGAATAGCCGACAACAGCGTGATTTGCTTGATTTCACGCTCTCCGAACCACAGGATGCCTTTGAGCATGGGTGGGCTGTGCTGAAAGGCTCACAATAATCACAACCTTGATATGCTTCTCATTCTTGACAAGCACACATGAGCCGTCATGTATCAGTCGTGATGAGCGATGATTTATTTGCTAAAATGGAGGCTGCAAGGGGGCGCGAGTCAAAATCCTCGTTCATCAATCACATCATTAGCGAGTATTTCAACAAACAAAAGAAGGAGGATGATTAACAATGCAAGAAATGAAACCACCTGTTCCGCCTTGGGCGATGGATGAAAACCGAATTGACATTAACTTGATTGCCATGTTGCTGTGGCAATCATTGTTGGTCGGCACTGCTGTTGGAGTATCACACTTGGGGTGGTATTTGCCTGATGCGAGTGCGGGCGAATTGGGCCTTCAATTCGGTTTGATTTGTTTCGGTTTCCTATGTTTGTCAATGGTGCTGTTTCATGTGGGTGGGCTTCGTGATAGCCTCGCTATGCGTGCGGAATTCGCTCAAGAATCCCGCTACGATAAGTGGCAAACGCAACAGGCTCGCCTTCAAGCACGAAGAATGCGGAAGTATTCAAACAACCAAGATTTTTACAACGGCAATTACGGACAACAGCAATCAACCACATTTACCGTTCCTGTTCAAACCGAAGAGTCCAAAAAAGAACCCGAACACCAATAACTGAGGCATTGTCATGGCTTGGCCGTTTAACACGCAACAAGAAAGACAGGCGGAAGCGATGGCGAACATCCTCGCTGAAAACGCCTATGAGCGAAGGCTTGAGCGCATGACTTGGACAATCAAAGCAATTCTCGCCTTCTTGGTTGGTGCTTCGCTTTCGTTTCTTGTAATGGTCGGACTTGATGCGTTTTGGCAAATCACACCAACATCCGTATGGGAATGGATGTTTGGTGCGTGATTTGAATGTCATCGTGGATGTTTGTTGGGCATCTGTTGCTTGGTTCAGCCCAATTGGGATCATACATTTACAGAATCCTAAAACCCCACAAATTTGGGGTTTATGGCCCATCTATGTCGGGTAAAACGACTTTAGACCAATACCTCACAGTGCCGGGCGACATTGAGCCGATACCGTTAGCACTCCGCACAACACACGCCATGAAGCATGGGCAATTCACCATGCCTCACACAACAAAAAAACAGGTGAGATGGAATGGTGAAAAAATTCCCATTTCAACCGCTGATTTTGGCGGTCAAGCACGCTATTGGAATATGTGGGCTGAGGACATGGTTGGGCGGAATATCAGCATTGTTTTCTATGTCGTTGATCACCGAATCCTACAATCCCAATACCTGTTGGGAGAAGCCGTTGGGGGTTTGAAATACCTTGTGGACATTATGACTAACACGAAATTCCCAAAGTCTTTCAATCGTTATTTGAAGAAAAAGGCGAAAATTTTCAAACCAAAAGTCGTCTGTTTGTTGATGAACAAAATGGATTTGTGGTGGGATGTTGATTCTCAAAGGATGTGGGATGAAGGCATGAAGCGACAACACCCTTTGGTGTTGCCTTTTCAAGAGGAAATGAGGCGTTTGCGTAAAGCGGGAATCGCTACGAATGTTGAGGCTATGTCAGCCCAATATGGATTGAATGTTGAGCGTGCTATTTATGACACGGTTCAAATGTTATGAGGGGGGAAACCATTTTGAATGTGTTAGGACTCACATGGTTCGGAGGGAGTCTATGCGTATGAACCCATTCGCTCGTGGCGGAATGTCGCTCAACGGCTTATCGGATGCCGATTTGAAAACCCTTTCATCCCAAACAGGAATCGCCTTTGAATTCCTCAAGGCACAGCAACGGGCTGAAATGGCTTCGTCAGGGTCACAGGGTGCGGGTATGGATCAAGAAATTGTCATCCCCACGGTTGAAATCAAATTGATTACCAACCCCAAAAATCCTGCAAAGGCACGAAAGAAAAACATCAAAATGCTTCGCAAGGCTCTCCGACCACCGAATTACAATTTGGGTTTATTCAAGGTATATCGCTACAATGCGGCACACGAGTGTGCCTGTTGTGGTGTGGATGTGAGGCGTTTCCTTGAGGGCGATAATGCTTATCACCACATTAACGATGAGCGCACAGGATTGTCGTTGGCTGACATTTATTGGTTTGATGAGGACACTCAACAAGCACGAAAGCCTCATGCACGCACACATGGCGATCACGGGGATGAAATGTCAAGCACGCTTTGTCCCGCACATTTGCACATTTACCATACCCTTCGGTGCATGATTGAAGAACACACTCTTGAACAAGAAGGATTCTCAAAGGTATCAAAGGGAACGCGCTTCATGCGCGTGCCGGGCTTTTCGGGGTCGGCTAAAGCACAAAACCGTTCAACGCCCGAATCATTGTTAAAATACGCTGAATTTTTCAACATGATTCAACAAGACGCACAACATTCAAAGGGAGTGACTTTGACCCAACACCCTAACCCCGTTTCGGGTGTAGCGGATTTGGTGACGGTGACTTTTGATTTGCGAGCCTTACAAATGGAACAAATGGCTCAACAACAGCAAATGGTGGGCATCACGCCACAACAAGTGAATACCACAATGATGCAGGAACAAATCGCACAATAGGTGATAACATGGGATTGTTTGGAGGAAATAAAACGGATAGCACAACCACTTTTGGTGGTGGACAAATGGGACAGTCTAACATGATGGGCATGGGCATGGGCAACATGGGCATGGGTGGCTACGGCATGGGTGGCTACGGCATGGATCCAACCATGATGATGATGCAATCCCAAAATCCAATAATGCAACAGGCGGCAAACGACCCTGTAATAGCCACTTCAAAATTGCTTCAAATGTATGACCCAATGTCAATGTTCATTGTTTCGCAAAATTTGCCTTTGCTTATGGAATTGATGGGTGAAATCATGCTTATGTGCATGAAAGACTTCTTTTCAGGTGTCAATTTCAAACAAGAAGGTGATGCTATCAAATTGGATGCGGGAACAATGCCTTCCCAATTACAAACCCTTTCAAGTGAAAATTTGGCTTTGACGCTTCAAAAGGTTCAATCCCAAGCACAGCAAATCCTCAATCAAAATCAACAGCAAATGCAAATGTTCCTCATGGCTCATCAACAAGGAGGCGGGATGATGCAACAGAATCAACCCGGCTTCTTTGGAAGCCTTCTTGGTGGTATGCTTGGTAATCAAGTCCAACAACAAGGTGGTATGGGCAACATGATGAAAACAGGTGCGGCCATCGGTGGAACGGCACTTTTGTGAGGTGTGACAAATGACGGAAGAACGAAACAAAGAGGCTGAAATCAATTGGGCGAGTGCGGGTGTTAATCTGTTAAGCCCGCAAAAAATGCTCGTTGAAAGTGCAACCATGATCTTCATCATTTCATTTATTCTTGTGGGATTTTTGATTATGGTGTGGAAAGGCCCTGAAATGTCCACGAGTCAAATCATGGGCTTTTTCTTTGGAATGTTATTCACTTTCACGGTGGCTGTGCGTCAGTATTCTTCCTTTCGGTATTGAGGCGAACAGGAGTCAATGGCAACCTCCGAAAGTGGAACAGCCTCTAAAACCCCAACCACTACAAGAAAAAGTCGTTGTCAAAAAGGAATTCCTTGATAGTGACCGTTGTAAAGGCGTGACAAGGGCGGGTGAGCCGTGTCGCAAAGAGGCTATCCATAATGGATATTGCTATCATCATCGGCAACCAAATAAATGAGAATGCCTTCGCATAAAGCATGGTGGGTCGGCAGACAAGGCGGAATTGCCCCTTCTGTTTGCACCCAAGTCGTGACACGATGGAACAGAATATCCGCATTGGGCTGATTGATGTTCAAGACATGGATCGTAATCAGGATTGGGCGGAAGGAACGGCTCACAGGCACATGAGGCGACATTCGGGGGAATATCACAACAACAGCAATAGCGATTGCCCGCTTTGCACACACCCTGAGCGAGCCAACATTGAAGTCGCCATTCTTGAGCGTTTGATTGACATAGACCAAATGGCTGAGGATTTAGAGGTTTCTTCAAGTGCTTTATCACACCACATGGAAAATCACACTCAGCCTGTTATTCAGCGACAGGCGGCAATTGAAGCGTTGCCAACGGCTATCACGAGCGTAGCCGATGCAATTCGTCAAACCGATAGCAACCTTCAACGCTTGAATGGGTTGTTCAACGATCACCTCAATTTGATGCAAGCGGAACGGGAAGAAACGGGAATGCTTGACTACAAAGGATTGGATGCTGCGGTGAAATTGCACCGTGAAGTCCGTGACACACTTGGCGACTTAGCAAAACACCTAAGCACAGCCGAGAACATTGAAAATTCACAACAGGTTAATGTGCTGACCGTTATACAGGCTCACTTTAGTGAGAAGTCGCCTGATGAATGGCGAATGATGCGAAAGGCTTTGGCTGATGCGGGGGTGCTTGGTGATGAATAATAGAGCGTTTGAGAAGGGTTGGGCCATCAGCAAGCGAGAACGCCCACCAAGAGAACCTTCAAACATAATGATGCGAAGGCTGGATCCTGTCAAATTGCAGGAAATGGCTCAACGATACCACGACAATGTTTTGGCTCAAATTCAAGCAGGAACATACAAAGCACCACAAATGCGTCATCCGTTTGCTCATGTGTTGGATGAAAAACAATACCAAGAATTTGTTGATGCAGGACAGATTGATGAGCAGGGTTATCCGATGGTTAATATGGCTTTGCCGTTTTCAAATGATGAAGAATATAGTCGCCCGAAGGTATCTTGGGGCGACCAATGGGTTGTCCAAAGTCCAAATGGGGAATGGCACTATGTCAATAACGAAGGCGTTGGTGGTATAATCAATGCACAAACACCCGCTGATATGGATATACACTTAGACCATTTGAAGCATGGCGATGATCAAGGAAATGTGAGGTCTTTTGGGATGCTGCCTATGGGTGGTTTTCAAATCGGGGTTGATGACATCGCAGGGTTGCTTGGGACAGAAGAACAACCATTAGAAGAAGTCATTCGGAGATTTGGTGACAGGTTAGAACGCAATTACATGGAACATCTAAGGGCGATGAGAGCAAAAGGACTCGGTGGGGGTTCGGGTGCATTTGATCAAGCGTGGAATCAGGAGATGGCATAATGACAAACAAAGACTACCAAACCATCCCCGCACTCATGTTGAAAAACACGGAATATGGGTTGCTTTTGGAAACCCCAAGCAACATCGTGTCCATAGAGCAAACCTCCACGCTTTGTGACGCATTGGAGGAAACGGTGCGACTGTGGGAGAAGGGTTTGGATGCTTTTGGGATGGAAACGCACACGAAATATGCGGAGGAAGCATACGGGGCAATTGTTGTCATTCGTATGGCTTTCAGCGATTTAGCACAACCTTTGCCGATGGTTTCACGAAAAGAAGCCGATGAATTGCTTAAAGCAATTGATGAAGCCTTCAAGCCTATGGTGCGTTCCTATTCGGCTACGCCAAAATTAGCAAAGTGGTATTCCTCGTTGCCGTTGAAAGTGGCGGCAACCTACAACAAATTTAGGGGGCAACGATGATGATGGCAATTGGTGACGGTGCGTTTTTGGTTGGATGGGAATTCGTCAAAGAAGATCCGTGTTGGGATGGCTACGAACAAGTGGGCATGAAAACCAAGCGGGGCAAAAAAGTCCCAAATTGTGTGCCAAGTGACACAAAAAAGTCAGCGTGTGATTGCGAAACCTGTGATACATTGGCAAAGGCGTTGTTGAGCAAAAAGTCCGACAAACCGTTTCATGGCTACAACCCAAATCGCCACAGTCGTGAAGGTGGGTTGAATGCCAAAGGGCGTGCAAAATTCAAGCGTGAAGAGGGTGCAAACCTGAAACCACCCGTCACTGAAAAACCATCAACACTCAAACCCGGTTCAAAGAAAGCCAAGAGGCGAAAGTCGTTTTGTGCAAGGATGTCAGGTGTCAAAGGGCCAACGAGCAAAGGTGGTAAATTGACACCAAAGGGTGCTGCATTGAAGAGGTGGAATTGTTGAAGCGTGATTCATGTTGTTGTGGGGCTACAAAATCAAGCCCATGTGCGTGCATGAAAAAAGGCGTAATGAATTGCTCAAAGAGTGATCCAAAATGCCCATGCTACAAAGACAAGGATTTGAAGAAAGCCGTTGAAAAGAAACGGTTCTTGACCTATCCAACCTGTGCTAATTCAATGTGCATGGCTCGTGTTGATAGCGAGGGGCAGTATTGCGCGAGCCATCAAGGGATGGCAAAGGCGTTTGGTGTGGGTTGGAAAATCGTTAAGAATGAACCAAGAGCAATATCCTCGCATCAATGCCCTGAGTGTCGTGGAGAAGGCTTGATTATTCAAGAAGAAAACGGGCGACTCAATTTCGCTTGTGGAGAGTGTGGCTACATGGAGCGCATCAAGGACTTGGACATTGAAGGGATGGAAAATTTGCACACTTCGGGTGGCGATTGTCCCGTTTGCGGTCAAGGCATTGGCGATGTAATGATGGAAACCTATTCGGATTTTGACCGCTACGGGCCAAACATAGACGAAGCCTATCAAGTCCGTGACTTTGAAATTGAGCCTTTAGACTACGACAAATTGACAGAAGGCAGGGAAGATTGTCCGTTTTGTAGCAAACCCATTAACCATTGAGGTGACACTATGCCCGTAGCCAACCCCCGAAGAAATGTGAATGAAGAATCCATACGGGTTCAAGAATTCACAGGAGGGTTCAACGGGCGTGAAATGATGGGCGACTATGATGTGAATCCAAACGAGGATGCTGATGGGTTGTCCCATCACAGCCGTGAAGGTGGAGAATCACAGTCGTTTCGTGATCAGTTAAGTCCAATGAAGCGAAGGGAAAAGGCACTCAAGGAAATGGAAGGTGATTTGCCTCACATTTCAATCAAGCCTGAAGAAATTGCTGATACGCTCGCATCAACACCTCAAAGCAAAGACGAGGATATGCTCGCTGAGGCACGCACAGGCGTGGACATGGGTTTGCCCGGTGGTTTGTCAGCAAGCACAGGGGCGCAAATCAGTCCTGTCATGCGTGAAGGGCCGGGTTTGCTTTTTGGTCGTAGCAACGATATTTTTGAAAGCGTTTGGGGGAGTATTATCAAAAGAAACCCCGATGAAGTAGCCGAAGAAATTTTTGATTCCGAAGCCCTTGACAATCAAATGGATGCCGAAGAAATTGCTGAACATAACCAAAAACCCTTTGTCAGCCTAATTGGTGTCAAGAAATTGCCCGGAGGACAATTCAAATCGGGGCGATTTGTGGCGGGACTTGATAACCCAACCGATGTGCAAACACTTCAACAAGCGGAGGACTTCTTGGAACAAGGGCCGATGGTCGGTAATCAAATCGTTGAGGATTTCAAAAACGAATATGGGTTCAACGATGCCGATGTTCGTCATTTTTTCCCAACGCCCACCGAGCAACCAAGTGAAGAAGAATCATTTTCACTCAATCCTGTGCTTCAAACAGCGTGGCAAATGAAATACGCATCCGCCGACCCCGTTTTGACTTCGGAAATTCTCAAAGCCCGACGAAAAAAAAAGGGTCGCAAATACGATGAGGATGAAGAATCCGATGAGGATGAGCGCAAATCCAAAAGCAAAAAGAAGCGTGAACGAAAGCGTCAAATGAAGCGGGGCAAAAAAGAAGCGAGCCGTGACATCAAAGGTAAAACGGCACGAAGGGCGGCATCCGCTGAACAGAACATTGACCGTGAAACCAAGCGTCAGGCGTTTAGTGAGCGAAGAATGTTTTCAGGTAATCCTCGCGCAGCAGGTATTCCGCTACGCCTTCGCGATCCAATCGCCTACCAACGAAAATTGGCTAACGAAAAAATGCGAAGGCAACAGGGTGCGTTGCCTCGTGACATTACCGTTCACCGTGACACTTCGGGTTTGCAGGGCAAAATCCAAACCATCGGTATGAATCCAAGTGGCACGAAAATGGGTGTTTCAGCCCCAAAGGGAACGAGCATGAGTCAATTTAAGCCGTCTAAAGGTGCTATGGCAACGGGGTCATTGATGCACGATCCACTATCCGCTGAACCATTGATGAAGTCCAAATCATTGACTCGTTTGGAAATCAGCGACTTGAAGCGACAATTGGACAAATTGGTGAAAATCATTGAGGGCTTGAAGAAGTCCCCTCCCGTATTTGATGAAAACGCAAAGCGTGGCAATCAAGCGAGTCCTGAGCGAGCCTCCGCACCGGGTGATGAGAGTCTTGAGCGTGAAGAGGACAAATCAGCATATCGCTTTGGGGACACTTCTATTCCTTTGGTGACGGGTGTGGTGGGGAAGCGATGATTCTGTCAAGCAACCCTTGGGCTATTCTTGATACCTGTTTGATTATCAAGGGGGAAGGTCATTACGATTTCAATGCCCTCATAGACCAATTGGTTGGGATGACAGGACAAAACGGCCTTGAAGCATTCCCACGACCAATGGATGACATTGGTGGTGGCGCACTATCAGGCGTTGAAGCGGATGCTGTTTGGGAGGCGATTTATCAAGGTGCTGTGGATGCAACAACCGCAGCAATCATTCATGCCGGGCCACAGGCGGGTCAAGAGGGACTTTACCAACAGGCTGTGCAAAAAGCCATTAGTGCAGGGGCGGGAACAATCAACGCTGCCGTCAATGCTCAAAATCATATTTGGGAGGCAAAGCGTGCTGAATTGCTCGCAACAGGCAAAGACCCAAGCAAAATTCCCGAACCATTACCCGCACCGTTTGAGAGTGATATGGGGAGGACTGTGCTAAACGCTGAATGGCGTGAAGGTGTGTGGGGCGCACAAAACAAAGACTCGCCTTGGGAATACGACCAATTTGGACAACGCAAATTGCGGATTGGCAATCGCGATCAAGAAAACAAATTCGCTGAATCGTGGAATCGCCCGTATCACGAGGGGCTTCAACAAATGCGTGGTGGTCGCAAAACACGAGAATACATTGAATCCCACCGTGTTCAACCGAACAGCGTGTTCATCACCCACGAGGCGAGCAAACACATTTACGACATGATGGACAATTTGGCAAAGCAGGGCTATAATCGTGATAACCTCACGCCTGAAATGGTGAAGCAATTTTGGGCTTCTCATCCTGTTTTGGCTCAATATATGCCCCACCAAATGAGTCCACTATCACGCTCTTACAACATTCGCAACACCTCGCCTCATCAACCTCAAGAAGCGGATGCGGCACAGGCAGCGATTGAACAACAGAACCAAATGGCGAATGCAGCACAATATGTCAATTACCTCCCTGACGACCATTGGCAAAGCAAACGAGGTGTCAGCCTCCTTGACCAAGCGAGGAACAATTTTGGCTATTACGGTCAGCAAATTTTCGGCAAATTCAAAGAGCATTATCAATTGCCCGATGACTTCACTCTTGACGATGCCATGCAAATGGGTCAAGGGAAAAGGCGTGAGGATAGGTTGGTTGATGGAATTATCCGCTACATCAACCAACAGAATCCCGGTATTGTGCCTGAACACATCAATGACCCTTCACAATTGATTCGCCCTGATATGCGTGGCGCACAAGTGCCACAAGCACCACCCGAACAACCTGCGGTGGAAAGGCAGGTGCAACCACAAGCACCTCCTGTTCGTGTTGAACCACCCGCACCACCTGTGCCTGTGCAACAACAACCGCCCGCACCACCTATTCACCAACCACCGCCACAGCCACAGCATCCGCCACCACAGCGTCAGCCCGCTGTTCCTCCGCAAATGCCACCCGCTGACCTCAATGTTGATACGCTAACACAGACTCCCGAACAACAAGCGGAGATGAACCCAAAGTATCTGCCGGGTTGGAGAGGAATGAGCGAAAGACTTGCCGATGCAATTGGCACAGGCATTGGAGGCTTTTTGAACCTCATCGGCAAAGAGGAAATTGCTCACGCTCTTGAACAAGTCCAACGGGAAATCGCACTCAACAATGATGTGATTGTCAAATCCATGCCCACTCACACATTTTCATCACATAGCACAAACGATATAGGAGAGATGGCATCACGCTATAACATCCCTCCAACCGATGTTATCACGATTCTCAACAGTCGGGGTCATTGGGAGGAAATATCCAAATCAATGGGCGTGGACTATGAATTGTTTCAATTGGTAAAGGTGGCATTTGAATGAATAACAGAAGCGTCGGTATTGACAGACTCGCACGCGCGAGAATGATTCGTGAGCGTGAGGATTTGGAAAAGGGTCTTGGACAAATGATTGGTGACAAATTTGCCAATTGGCAAGCAGGTCGTCAATTCAATAGGTTAGACCCTACGCAACAAAACGAAATGAATCAACAAATGGCTGACATCGTGCGACAAAAAAATCAAAATTTACCCCCCGATCAACAAATGGCTATCCCACAAGGAAAACAAGGCTATCAAAATATGATGTCGGCTGCGCGAAAAGGTCAGCGCAGTGAAACACGAGCCAATCAAATGATGGGGCAATTACAACAGGCGACAGGACAACAGGCTCAAGGAGGACAACAGGGTGGGGGTGACAACGCCTACGCTCAACAGCACGCTCAATTGCTCGCTCAACAGGCTCAAGGTCAGCCCAAAGCACAGGGTGGCATGGGCTATAACCCAATGGCTATGCTTGCCACAGGTGGTTTATCGGCACTCGCTCAAGCGGGAACGAATTATTTCAAAAACCGCCAAAATCAACAGAAACAGCAACAGGCTATGGGTCAGTTAGCACGAATGGGACAGCAGGGTGGAGGGCAACAGCCACAAGCCCCTGCACCTGAAGCCCCTGCACCTGAAGCCCCTGCACCTGCGGGCGCACCACCTGCACCCGTTGAAAACCCAAGTGTGCCTTTGCCCGGTCAAGCACCAAATCCAAGTGTGCCTTTGCCCGCACCCGGTGAAGCCGCAAACGAAAAACCCCCTGTGCCTCAAAACCCCGACCCCAACTCCGACCCCACAATTGTGACAGCAAGCCGACCATTTTGGAACATCGGTATGCTTGACTCCGCTGACCGCATTTACAAAGGAATGGATTACCTGCGATACAGGAAGTGATTGACATGGATAGGTTTGACGATTTGCTCATCAAGGCTCGTGCCGAAATGTTGGGGAAGAGTCAGCCCCGTCAAGTCATCACAAAGGACACAGCATTTTCAATGGCTTGGGATTTGACGAAAGGCTTTGAAGATCAAATGCGAGCCATGCAAGCACGCCAACAACGACCCGGTTTTATGCAACGAATCAAGAATAAGGTGGGAGAAAGGAAAACACCTCAGCAAAGCGTGTCAAACAACCTGCAACAAATGGGTGGGCAAAGATTAACGGACAGTGTTCCTTTGCCGACACGACAACAGCAAAACGAACAGGCGTTTAATGACCCATTCGGACAAGCAACAGGTAATGTTAATGTTCCTGCAACTTCGTCAAGAATAAGCGGTCAATCACCAACGATGGCTGACTTAGGGCCGGGTGGATTCGGTCAAGGGGGCGGTGCTGAAAGGCCGCTTGAACCAAGCCAAGTGCCGAGGCGAGAGGAAATCAACACTGAACAACCTGTGACTGAAAGCACCGAACAGGTGAGTGGTTCGCCACCTTCTTCTGCTTGGTGGAGTCAAGGAGGACAATACAAATTTCCGGGTGAAAACCCTGCGGTGAGAAGCGCGCTAAACAGACAGAAAGGGCAAGCACCTTCTCGTCAAGACTTGTTAGAAGCGTTTCAAACACTTGGACAAAGAGATCAAAGGGAAGATATGCTACGAGTCAATGCCCCTGAAAAACGCACTGTCGGTGCAACAACCGAGGAAGCAACACGCCCACTTGATATAACCGACATTCCTATGGTAAGTGAACAGAAAGAATTGGATCCACGCACTCAAGGTGATTTGGGTGACAGGACAGACCCAATTCGCAACCAAAACTACAAAGACATAGAAGCAAAGCGAAAGAAAATTGAACAACGAAGGATTAACGCCATTAACAGTGGTAAAATGACTTCGGGCGAAGCAATTAGAGAATTGAAGCGCATTCGTCAAGCGGGCAAATACCCCGAATTGCCGACTTTAGAAGAAACACCAACACCGACTCTCAACGAAGCGAACCGAAGGCTTGGTGGTGAAACACTGAGTCCAAATCAAAAGCGTGAAGCGGTTGCACCGACACGACAAAAAACAACCACGCAGGAATACAAACGCCCAATTAACCCCAACCATTTGCCTGTCCCTACACCAAAACCAAGCAACACCGCACTTTCAACAAGGGGAGAAGAAAAAATTGAACCTTTGGATGAAATACCAATGCAGGATGGTTCGGTAAAACGGTTAGGGTCAGGGCCGATTCGGAATCCCCTACAATTAGGGCAAGGTCGTTCTCCATTGAAATTGACCGAAGGCGATGGAACACAAAGGACTTCTCAAGCAAAAGCAGGGCAAAAATTGGAACGCCAAAATCCAAACATAATTGATAATTTCAAACGCCCTAAGCGAAAGAGAACGCCAAAGAAAAAAGAGCCTGAGCCACAAACCAATTTGCCCGAACCGGGCGAAACGAGAGGTGCGTTGGATGAAAATGAAACCGCTATGGGAAGGGCTATGCTTGAAGCAATTAGGGACTCAGGCTTCGGACAACCTCAAGAACAGACTGAGAGCGTAAAGCAAACCGAACCAAAGGTTGAGGAACAAGCCACTAAATTGCCAACGACAGACCAAACGACACTGTTTGGGGGCGGAGAAGAATCCGCACCTGTTGAGGACAAAAAGGCCACTGAAACCGAAGCCACAAAACGCAGCAAGCGAAGAAAAACGACTCGTGAAAGCACAGAAGCGACCACGAAAGTGGGTGGCGAAAAGGGTGGTGCGAAGGAAAAATCCACTCCAATGAAAGCAATCCGCAATATGTCATCCGAAGAGGTTGGGGAATTGATTCTTGATGCACAAGAAGGTAAGAAAGAAGCCATGAGCCACATCAAAAATAACATGGATGAGGTTGAAAGAGTGCATCCACAATTCATGGATGAAATGGAAGAATTGTTTGGTGAAACCTTCAAAATGAGCCATGACACCAACCTATCCCTTTTGCCAAGCGGTATGCGAAACAGTCTGTTGAAAGAAAACAATGCGGATGTCAATTATTCACTTTTGCCGAATGGTTGGGTTTAGGTGATGCCCCGTGTCAGCAGGTGTCCTTGACCTCGCCAACAAAGTGGATTGGGAAATGGGGCGCAGGGATTTCAAATTCTTTTTTGAGGACATTTGTGGCAAAGAAGAAGGCTATCAATTAGCCGACTTTCACGAAGAATGGTTTGCCATGTCGGAGGAACACAACAAAACCTGTGTAATCGCTTCTCGTGATCACGGCAAATCGGTGTTTTACCGAGTCTATTTGCTATGGAAAATGGCTTACAATCCCGGCACAGAAGTGCTATTCTTTTCACACAGTCAGCATCAGTCCATTGAACACATGGCGAAAATGAATGAATTGATTGAGTCAAATCCTGTGCTTTCGCATTTGAAGCCCGCACGAGGATGGGCGAAACAGAAATTCAAAATGACAAACAAATCATCCATATCGGCTATGTCAGTCGGTAAGGCTGTGCGTGGTGCGCACCCTGACATCGTGGTGCTTGACGATATTCTGTCAAGCGAAGCATCAACACAATTAGCACACATCGCTTCGTGGTTTTACACCGCTTTGTTGCCTGTGCTTCACCACTCGGCACAATTGTGCATTGTCGGCACTCCGTTCTCCTACACCGACCTTTACCAAGAATTGAAAGGCTTGAGTGGCTATCAAGTCCGTGAATACCCCGCCATTAGTGAGCAGACGGGTGAACCGCTGTGGCCTGAGCGTTGGAGTCTTGAAGCACTACAAGGGCGAAGAAGCGAAATGACTTCAATTGCATTTACCCGTGAATACCTGTGTCGCCCAATTGCGAGCGATGCGAGTCTATTCCCCGAAGATATGGTTGAACCATGCAAGGACTTGGAATATGCGTTTGAATTTGACCCGTATGCCGACCCCAACCGAGAGGATGTGAATTATTACATCGGTTGGGATCCTGCAATCAGCCCTGACCGTTCAGCCGACTACACCTGCATGGTCGTGATTGCGGTGGATGAAAACCGACACAAGCGTGTGGTTTGGATGCACCGTGAAAAAGGAATGTCATTCAACGACCAAATTGACAAAATCATAGAATTAAACACTCGCTACAATCCCGTCATTGTGGAATTGGAAACCAACAATTTCGCACAGGCATTTCATCAAGTGTTGAAAGAAATCAGCGATTTGCCCATCAAACCATTCACCATGAGCCGTATGAAAAAAGAAGCGGTCATTCACACTCTTCAATTGCACTTTGAACAACGGCATTTGATTTTGCCCTACAAAGAGGATGGGGCTACACGAAGATTGATGGACATTTTGATAAACGAATTGTCCATGTTCACCATGTTGCCGAATGGTAAAATGGAGTCGCTTGGAAAACACGACGATACAGTTATTGCCCTCGCCCTTGCGGTTCAGGCTACGAAGGAGTATAAAGACAGCATCGTGATTCTTGACAGCGAGGCGTGGACAAAACGAATAGGGTGGGCTGACGCATGAAAATTGAATGGAATCCCATGCTGAATACGATGGATAGTGCCATCCTCAAATTGTTGCCAAACAATCAGCAAATGGCTTCGGAGAAGGTTGCTGAAAAGACCAAAGAATTGGAAGAAGCAAAACAAGAGGAAGCCAAAACCATCCAACAAGAGCAACAGCAGGAAATGCCACCTCAAGCAACAGCGGGTTCACAGATTCAAGGATTTTCAGGCAACGAAAACGAAGGTATGCCAACCGACCAACCGGGAACAACGGCAACGCCAACGGTGGGAATAACACGCAGTTATTTCATGGACAATTTTGGCACAAGTGGCGATCAAATAATCAAAATCATGCAGGAAAATGGTGAAGAAGCCATTATCCCTCGCCTAATCAATTTGTTGAAGCAGGAACAGGATGCTTTGCTCAAAGAATTTTCATGGTGGCGTGACAGCGATTGGGGACACATTGATGTCCGTGATAACGATTTCAATATGCTCGCTACGCATGGTGAACGCTTGGAATTCCTGTTTCGTAAAGCGGTTGTTTCGTCACGAAACGCTGACGAAGAAACACGAGAAGCAATATGGAAAGAATGGTCTGACCGACTCAACGCTGAAAGCCGTTTGAGCCGACGAGAATATGACATATTGAGCAAAGCATCACAAAACATAGACGATTATGGTGGGATGACTTCACAAATGCTCGCATCACATAGCACAGCGACTTCGGCTGAAATTGCCATGCTCATCAAATCACACGGCTTTTTGTTTGACATTGAAGTGGTTGGCAAAGCGAGGAATAATGACTCAAAGGCACTGCTTTACGGCAAACAGTCCCCCAAAATCATGCTCAAAAATGCTGACAATTTCATCGCTAACCTTTGGGATGTTGGTGGACACTTGGAAATTACGCCATCAGGTTCGCCTCGTTTGTTTTTGCCGTTCACGAGCAAAAGAGGTGATGAATTTACCGTTGTGTTAAAGGAGAGTCTTGGCGTGGGCAACATTATGTGGGAAGATCGCCAATTCGTCATTGAAGGCGACCTTTCAGTGCAAAAGGCAGCCCGCAAAGCCTATCCCTATTTGAATGAAAACAAAAGGAATGCTGCGGTTTTGCTCAAATCCTATGAAGGTGATGAAACGGCTATGCGTCTTTTGACTTACACCTACGCTTCAAAGAAAGAGCAGGTTGAATTGCTTAAGGCGTGGGGGATGTCGGAGGACAAATTGAAGCGAGCGTTTGAGGTGATTGCCCATGAGTGAAAAGAAACGCATTGACCGTTTGTTTTCGGCTCTTGGCATGGACATGGAACGCCATGAAACACCCACGCCACAGATGCCATTGTTCACCACAGGTGTCCAAGAGCCTCCATTGTTGCAGGGTATTACCATCCCCGCACTATACGCTGCCTCATACGAGTGTTTGGTGTTGCGTTCAATTCTCAATCACTTGGCGACTGAAACATTCCGCAAAGGTTGGACATGGAAACCAAAATTTGTGAAAAAGTGCCGAGAGTGCGATGAAGAATACAACAAGGCAGTGGACTCGTGCCGTATGTGCGGAGGCGAGGTTCGTGATGCGGATAAGGGACAATTGGAATATGCAAACGCCCTTCTCCACGAGGACAACCGAATGTCGCAATCATTCCTTGAAGTCCTTCGTGAAGTGGAAATGGACTTGAACATTGTTGATGACGCATACCTGATTCTCACGAAGGAGTATTTCGTGGATCCCAACACAGGACAACCACAATTTTACCGCATCAAAGAAATCACTCGTGCTGACCCCATTTTCATGCGTATTGTTGCCGATAAGCGTGGTGTGCGTGGGGGCAAGCAATACACGAGCCTGTTGGACAGGTCATTCCGCACAAGCGACAAGGATGAGAAATGTCCGAAAACAGGATTACCCGTTGTTCCCATTCATTACATGAACCTCGCAGGTGTTGGTGCAGGACAGGTCTATACCGAAGGCGAAGTCATCCATTTGAGCAAATGGTCGCCCTCAAAATTGTATGGTCGCTCGCCCGTTGCTACACTATGGCGACAAGTGAACACGCTGATTGCGATGGACAATTATGTGTATTCGGCTTACCAAAAGAGGCGGATGCCGAGAGGTGTGATGGTGATTAAATCATCCAACCTTGAAACCGTTGAGCGAACCGCACGCAACATTCAGGAACACCTTGAGCGTGACCCACAATACATTCCTACGGTTGGTGTTGAAACAGAAACGGGTCGTGGTGGTCTTGAATATGTGCGTATGATGGACACCCTTGAAGAATTACAATACATCCCGATCAAAGACGACATTCGCCAACGCATTTCATCGTTTTACGGTGTATCAAATGTGTTTATGAACGATGTGTCGGGCGGTGGTTTGAACAACGAAGGAATGCAAATTGTCGTCACCAATCGGGCTTTGGCTTCAAGTCAAAACCTGTATAACAATCGTCTATTCCCTCTATTGCTTGAAGCCCTTCAAATTAGCGAGTGGGAAATCATTCTCAATCCACATGAGGAAGAGGATGAAATCATGGCTATGCGAAGGGATGAAATGGCTATCCGCAACATGATGCAAATGAAGCAAGCGGGCTATGATGCTCAATTGCGTGATGACAATGGCTACCTTCACTTTGATTACAAAGAAGCACCACCGCCACCACCGCAAACAGGCCCACCGCCTGAAGGTGCGCCACCGCAACAAGGTGGGGGTGCGATGGCTAAATCCCACATTTTACCACCAACGATGGATGAAATTTGGAAACGGAATGTTGAGGATGACATTCATGGCTCTCGCCCCATACCCTCGGCTATGACAACCACTCATGGAACGGATTTGCGACCATTGAGAACACGAGGCAAATCACAATTGAATTTGCATTCACGGAGAAGTGGTGGCAAAAGCCCTGACCGTGTGAATCGCTTTGACGGAGAGCATCACATGAGCCAAACCGTTCAAGACAGGCGAAGTGAAAGAAGCCCTGCCGAATCCAATGTTGATGAAAAATTGAATAACCTCAATCGGAGGTTAGGTTTATGAAAACATTCATTTGTGTGAAGCGTGTGGGGAGGGTTGATTGAGATGACGGAAGGCTTTCTTGATTTTGGACTGATTACGAAAATGGATCCTATGGCAAGGCGTGCTTTGGCGAGCATGGAAGCCATGCAACAGGCAATCGCACACAACAATACCGATGATGTTGCCAAGCACATTAGTGAGGCAAAGAATGCTCTCGCTATTCTTGAGCGTGATTTGGATTTGCACAAGTCTTTCATGGCTACGGCACAAATTGCCAAGAGCGATGAGAGTGTTGTTCAAGGCGATGGGCGTGTTCTTGGTAATGTGGCACAACACCGCAACACTGTCAGCGACTATGACGGCACTGAGGGGGCAACCGTTCTCGGAGTGTCCCGATATGGCCGTTCCTCAACCTTTTGGCGACCACAACAGGACTGATTCAAATGTATCGTGCTTCACCATCAATTGCTGACCGCATGAAAGTGGTCGCTTTGCGTGAGAGCATGATGTTGCGAAAACAGGATGGCGACCCAACGGGACAACAGGCACAGATGCCCGCACAGGTTTCACCTCCCGCACCCGCACCGACTCCACCTGAGTCAATGGGTGCGCCAACGCCAAAGGAAATGGATGCCCTCACTCAATCGGGCAAAGTGTATTCCTCAAGCAAAGAAGCCCTGTCCGATTTTGAGCAACGCCTCACCGATCTTGCCACCGACATTACGGCACACATTGGAACAATCGGCCAATCCCGATATTCCGAAAACCTTGATGGTGATACCGTTCTCGGACACGCTAACTCTATGATGGCTTTGCGAGATCGTGTTGAGGACATCCGCAATATGTGCGAAGTCATTCGTTTGAAAGACTCCGCTATGGTTCAACACACACCGGGTGCTGAAATGGGCGGGGGTATGCCTGACTTATCCTCGTTGATGAATATGCCTTCACCCGGCCCTGCGGGAATGCCACCGGGCGGTATGCCGATGCCCGGACCGATGATGGGTGGTATGTGATGAGTGAGGAATTGTCCGTTGGAGAAGCAACCGCTGATTTGCTCAAGGAATTGGTCGCTGAGGTGAGAAGCCTTCGTGCCGAAGTCACCTCACTAAAATCCGAAAACGCCACGCTCACGAAGGCTATGGATGACCCCGCTACATTGATGCGAAAGGCAGGTTGGCTACGGGCGATTACCCCAATGGCCGATGAAGTCTATGACCCACTTAACAGGGAATTGGGCGATGGAGGTTCTTTCACCTCCGCTTTTAATTCAGGTGATGGTGCTATGATTACAAAGCGTAGTGCCGATGAGGAATTGCGAATGTGGCAATCAATGGAGGCAGCGATGCCTCCAAAAAGTAGCCCTTCAAGCAGGAATTACAGGTGATAAAAATGCAACCACGATGGCACGAACCCGCAAAGACTCCACACGGAGAATTGTTGGCTTTGGTTAAGGAATTGGAAAAGGCGACTTTGGAAAAACCCCATTTGGCTGACCGTGACAAAGACGGCAAATTGTCGGGTTGGGAAAAGGCTGTTGGCAAGAAAATTGAAGCCTCCAAGAAAGGCAAAGAAACAGGCGACTACAAGTCTGATCGTGGCGATAAGAAAATCCCATTCAAAGAAGTCAAGAAAGGCGATGCCCCTGTTTCGTCATCAACGGGAGGAACGAACAAGCCTCGCCACAGCATGAAAACCCAAATGAATGTGGGCGGTGCATCAGCACCAAATCCGTTTATTTCGGATAAAATCAAGGATAAGGAAGAAGCCGATTCAAAGAAGGTCAAGAAAGAGGATTTGACTTCGGAAATCATCGCTAAATATCAACAAGAAAGTGGCGTTGAAAACATTTCACCACAATTCATTGACTATTCGGGTGGAACGCCCGTTGAAGCAAAACCGTATCAAACAAACGGCACTATTCCGTTTTACACAGAAAAAGCCCCTGCTTCGTCACCAATCAGTGAAACAGCGAAAATTTTTGCTTTCGCTAAGACGGGCTATGACGAAAACGGAAGCACCCTGCACATGAATTTGGTTGATGGTGGCGACAGGAAAGGCGAGCCAAACCTCGCACCCATTGAGGATTCCTTAGCCACACTACACAAGATGGGTGGTGACTCAGGATTGCTCAATGAAATCGCATTCCTCATTGAGAAGATCGGTAATCACCAATGAGGTGATACCGTGAACCGTGAAGAATTCATTCGCATCCGAACCGATGCTTTGGTTTCTTTTCACACCAACCCTAATTTTGACTCCACGCTTTACCTCAAAGCGTGTGAGGAATTCTATGCTGACGGTAAAGCCATTGAGAAGGAGGATTCCGCACTCATGGCTATGATGCCAATGGCTATGGAACAACCGCCATACCGAATGCAGGATTTGGATAAACCAAGCATTCTTTCAAACCTCAATTTGCCCGATGGGTATGACGATTATGTTGCAGGACAACGGCGATTTAGCACGAATTACGCTGAGGATTGGCCGAAAGCACATGAGGAAAATCCATTTGGCAAACGCCACCCGTTGTCTTGGGATAACTGTGTAATGCCTTTGCTACATGGTTCACAATGGGGCGACCCTCATTTCATTGAGCATTTGTTTGAAATGATCAAAGAGGATGAGGATGGACACAATATGCTTCACACCATGCAAGAAATGGAGAGGCGTGATATTGTTCCCTTTGAATACGAGGATTTGCTTGGTCGCCCAAGCGAGAGCATGATGGACTTGTATCAACAAGACCGTAATGACCGCAATTCGTTTTTGAGCGATGAGGAATATCGTGAAATGAAGGCACGCCAATGGGGTGCAAATGTTCAACAGAAAGGGGGGATGATGGCGAAAAACACAAGCCGTCTTGGTTTGCTTTCATACCTGTTTGGGACTGAGTGGCAAACCCCTGAGCAACGGCACGCTTTCATGGAATTGCTCAAGAAAATGGGGCAAACAGAAGGTGAAGAAAGCCCTGAAGCAAGGCGTATTGCCAACAATTTCAAAGCCGATGCGGGAATATCATGGGATCGTGCAAAGCGCAATTGGTTTGAGCGTATGACTCCACTTGCGAAATGGTGGGAACGGGCTTCACACCATCATGGGCCTGTGAGTCCTGAGCCTGTTCGTCAAGGTTTGAATCACTTTAAGTCACCGTTTGTGTTGAATGACGAAGGTGGCATTGAACCATCACACACCCATCATTATTGGAGTCCGTATCAATTTTGGGGCGGTGTTGGGCGTGATGCCAATTCGTTGGTGTCGGCTCTCACTCAATCCTATCCCGCAGCGTTTGAGGGTTGGCTTGGTGAAGCACTAATGGGATATTTGACAGACCGAACCCATCCTCTAAACGACCAAGACGATTCGTTTCACGGAAGTGGTTCGTCATTTTTCCCACAGACCATCAATCACCCTGTTATGCAAAACCATCCACATAAATCAGCAATTGGGAGTGGTTGGGAGGCAGGATCGGAGAACCCCCGTGTGCGTTCATTCAACAGGCGAAGGGGTCTTTGGAATACCGTTGCCAATCAACAACACCTGCACCCAAGCGAAGTGGCAGGGAGTGGCAAGCGGATGATTATTCCCTCGTTGGCTCTCACTCAACAACCACTTGGGCGAATCATTTCATCCCACAGTGACATGGGTATGCCACGCATCGGCCCAACACGAGAGCGTCATCCCGGTGACGAACAATATCACACTTATCACAACGACCACTATGAAAAAATGGATGCCAATTTGGGTCAAGTCATGCAAGAAATGGCAAAAGAAGTCATGCAACGCTATGGCTCGGATGTATTCAGCACCAATGCACCAAATGAGAATGTGTTGGCGAATACCATCAGTCGTGGGAATGTTCAGCAATTGGCTCAGGCAGCGAATTATTACATGATGCGTGGGTCAAATCCGAACACTCGCACGCTCGCACCTATGGTGCTTGGGGATGGGTTAGCACCAAAAGAAGTCAATGTTGGGCCTGTTCACCCAACAAGTGAAGCCACCACTCCGCCTGTATATTTGAGTGGTGACATGGATGCTTGGGGTCACAAAATGCCCGCAACATTGGCATGGAAGTGGGATAAAGACGCAAACGGCATCCGCTTTGAAGTCAAGGATAAGCCGTTTGATTCCCTGCAAAAAACAGTCCACGAAGGTCATTTGCAGATGATTGACCCCACTCACGCTGACCGCCCAATTGCACCGAAGGAAAAGGATGCACCTGCACTTTATGTCACAAACAACATGGGTCACATTCCCGTCATTAGCGGTGACTTGTTCAAAGCCGATGACTATGAACCAACAGGTGTTTTTGAAACGCCACTCGTTCCTGCTCACACGGTGTATAAATTGGATGACATTGAGGAATTGCGTGGCTTTTCAGGGGATTGGGTCGTTCAAAAGAAGCCCGAAGGGAAGCGTTTGTTTGTTGAAAAGAAGGGCAGCAAAATCACTGCTAAGGATAAGAAGGGCAAAGAAATCAAATTGCCTGACATTGTGAAAGAAGGTGTCCGTGAACAGATGGGCGACTTTGTGTTTGATGCTTTCTTGAAGGGCAAGCACCTGCGTGCTATGGATTTGTTGGTGCATCGTGGCGAGGATATTCACATGGATCCATTGGAGGACAGACTCCAAATCCTTCGCACCATGTATCACACGAATGACAACATATCATTCCCTATGCCTCTTGATACGAAATTTACCGACAAAGAGGGTTTGTTGAAAAATAGTGAGGCGATTGGTGGCGACCTGTGGATTCGTGATGCACAGTCCACCTTTGCTAAGGGCAAAGAGGCTCATCATTTGTGGGTGCTATACACTCCAAGTCAAGACGGTTTGACAAAAGGCACAACCCTGCCGTTTGTGTCAAACGATGGAGAAAACATTCTGTTGGAATATCCCGGTCATCGTTCACCGTTGGTGGTGAAAGGCGAGTGGGATGGCAACGCATTCAATGTAATGAGCATTGAACCAAACAGTCCTTTGGCACGACACGCAGAAAAACAGATTGGGGTTTGGGGTTCTGTTGGTGTTCACCTCCTAAAAATGGGTCAGCGGGAGTTATCCCTCTATCCACCACCATTCGTGACAAAGGACACCTTCACATTCACACGAGCCACTTTGGTTGAGCCAAATGGTGAAGAGGATAAGGTGGCGAGCATATTGAGCCACGCACGATCACACATTATCAGTGCTGACAAAGCATTCTCAGCGGAGAGCCTTATTGACAAAATCAAGGGCTTGACGGAGAATATGCTTGAGCAATATGGTGCTGAATATGGCCTTGAAAGAACAGAAGAAGGCGAATGGTCGGTCAATGAAGCAATTGATGATGACACCATTGAAACCAAACAGGGAACAACGCTTGCGAGAATTAGCGGTTCACTATCAGGTGGCGGATGGGATGGTGAAATGGATATGATGACTTCACCACGAGGGCCGACTTCTTTGGTTGATGACGAGGGCATACCCATGTTTGACCCTAACGGAATGGCTGATGAAACACCGTTGAATATGCCGAAGCACATATCCGTCAAGAGAACGGATAAGGTTGGCAACGAAATTGAAGGCGAATTGGATATTGAAGGTGGTCGTGCCGTGTTTAGAGTGCCACGCAAAACGAATGTGGAACAGGCCGAAGAAAAAGAGGTAATCGTTGAACAGGAAGGCGATGATGAACAAATGCCTATTATGTGAGCAACCAAACGCTTCATATAGGATAACCCGATTTTCCCTGTTTAATGAACACGGCAACATGGTCGGCTGTTGGACAAGACTTCATCCTGAAGTCCGACTCCAATGGGGACTTGGTTATTGCCGGGTATGCCTCCGTTGATATGGTGGACAAGCAGGGTGACAGAATCCCCGTTAGTGCATTGAAGAAGGCATTTGGGGGCTTTATGAGCAACCCATCCTATCGTAATGTTCAATTGGCCCACAGCGGTATTCAAGTGGGTCAAGTCCTTCCTTCCTACACTGATAGTGAAGGGCGGGTTTGGAAATCCGAAGTGGATGATCACGGGCTATTCGTGGTTTGCCAAATCCGAAACGACATTGAAAAAGCCCGTGAAGTCCAAAAGCAAATTCGCAACGGCGAATTGCGAGCATTCTCCATTGGTGGACAAGCCTTGTTCCGAGTGAACAAGACGACTCCCGAACATGGAAGCCACAGGGAAATTACGGACATGGAATTGCACGAAATTACCCTGTGCAAAAAGGGAATCAATCCTGAATCCCGATACACCCTATTGAAAATGGATGTGAACGAAATGAGCGAAGAAACGAATGTTTTGACCGAAGTAAGAGATGCCCTTGCCCGAATCAGCAAAGGCTTGGAAATGGAAAAGAGCGCAAAGGTGTGCGGTTCATGCAACATGGCCGAGTGCGAGTGCGAAAAGGATGACTTGGGCAAAGCCGAGCAATCGGCTGTCGCCTACATTGACACCCTTGAAAAATTCGCACACGAGCAAGGTGTTGATTTGGATGGCCTACGAGATCACTTTGGACTCGGCAAAGCCTACATGGTGGGCGTTGATGGTGAACATGGTTTCAACCACCGAGGACAAGGCGACCTTTACGGCAGTGGTGAGGATGCAACCCTCGCCCCACGACCTGCTCTCGGCAACGCTCGTGCCAACAAGTATGTCATCAAGAACGCACCACAGATGCGACACCCACAATCAACGGGTGGAAATGTCATCAAGGGTGCTGACCTCTCCCCTGAGTCCCTTGAGCGTGGCTACCGAGCCTACGCCTCAATCCGTGACGAAGAGGCTGTGAAGTCCCTTGTGGAGAAGGAGTGGAATGACCGCTACGAAGCCGAAACGCAACGAGCATTGGAAATCCACAAGTCCAAAGACTTCACTTCCCAAATCGCCTCCCTGAAGGCTGAAATTGACTCCCTCCGCACTGAGAACGCTGAAATCCAAAAGTCAGCCGTTCCTGTGCCTTCCGAGAACGCTGTGCGAGTGCCAACGCATGAGGAATACGCAGCACTTGGAAATGGACTTGACGCATGGCGTGCTTTGGAAGAATTGGGCCAGCGTTCAATGGTTGGAGGAAACCTTTGAGGTGATTGAAAATGAGTGGAAGTCAAGGATATATCCGAACAATTGAGGACATGGAACGCCTGTATTACGGTGCAGGTGCAGGACAGAACGCATGGGCTTACAGTGGCACTGACCTCTTGAAAGCCGATTCACCTCTCGCCTCTTCAACGAGTGGCACTTACCAAGCGATTTTTGGTCGCAAGGTTTGGTCGCAATTGAACCAAGAATTCAACGCTTTCAGCATTCTCCCCAAGAAGCCTTGGGAGAAGAGTGGATGGCGTGTCACCACCGCCAAGCCCGACTTCACGAAGGGTGGCGGTGTTCCTGAGAACGCAACCCTCCCTGAAACCACCAAGCCAACCTTCGCTGAGGTCAGCACCAAGCCAAAGACTGTGGCTCACACCTTTGACCTCACCGAAACCGCCATGTTCCTTGCTGACAAGGATGACGGTCTTGGTGATGCTCGTGCTGTCATCAAAATGGAAATGGCAAAGCACCACACTGAACACATCAACCAAATGCTGTTGAGTGACATTGATACCACCGCAGGAAACGACTTTGAGTCCCTTGACCGTATCACCTCCAATTCCTATGTGGAGGACTACAACACCTTCTCCGATGTGAGTGCTGAATCGGATCACAACATCTATTCGCTCACTCGTGCAGGTCAAACCGCAGGGTCGGCTCAGTGGTATGACGCTCAAGTGGATGCAGGTGCATCAAGTGCCGAGCGTGCATTGTCCCTGAACATCCTTGACGGAATGTTCCGACAAGTGTGGGAAGCAGGTGGTCAGCCAAAGGTCATCCTTACGGGCTACGACACTCTTGAAACCATTCAGCAATTGCTACAACCCCAACAACGCTTCGTTGAAATGAAGCGTGTCGTGCCGGGTGTCAATGGTGTGAAGGGTGTTCCGGGCATTCAGGGTGGCTTCATGGTCGCTACCTACAACGGTGTCCCAATCATCCCCTCCAAAGATGTTCACAAGGAAACGGGCGGTTCTTCTCGCCTCTATTTCCTTGACACCGACTACCTGTGGTTCACCACCGCCAAGCCTACCCTTTACCACGAGAGTGGCATTGAAACGGGCGACCCATTCGGTATCAACCGCTTGGGACAAATGGGAATGTTTCACACGATGGGCGAATTGATTTGTGCTTTCTTCAAGGCAAGCGGTAAAATCCGTGACTTGAGTTGAGGTTAAATAGGAGAAACAAGGAGAGATACACATGGCAAACACGAATTTGACAGGAACGGGCAGTGCAGTAGTATTGGATCAGCGAATGTGGTCGGGGTCGGACAACACCTCAACCGCATGGCTTCAATCCCCAATCGGTTCTAACGCCGCCGCAGGTGCTTTGCACTTGATGGTGGTTGATGTTGTTGTGACGGCAGCATCCACAGCAACCGTTGTGGATTTGGCTGACGCTGACTCCGATGAAGGCTCGCCTGTGGCAATCACGGGTCTTGGAAACGGTGGAACGGTGCTTGAAGTGCTGAGTGTCACCAACCGAAGCGGTGGCAACGAATTGCCTACGCTTGTGCGTGCATCAGGAAGCACTGTTGCTTTCACCACCGCATCAGGAACAGCGGGCGACACCCACCGAGTGACCCTTTTGTATTACGCTTGATTGGGGGTCGTCTTTTGACGATTACCGTTCAATATGTGGGCGACAGACCCTATGTGGAATTCACCGAAGGTGGAGTGACATACGGTTTCAGTCGGCAAAGCACTCGTGAGGACATCCCTCGCCACTTGGCTGAACGATTCAAGGGCGACAATTTCCCTCAATGGTCTGTAAAAGGTCTTGATGAAGAAGTCGTTGCTGAAAAGACAAAGCAAATGGTTGAGGCTATTGAGCCAACCCCTGAGCCTGTCGTGGAAGAAGCACCACAAATCACGGAAGAATCGGAGTCCTTTGACGAAACATGGACAAAGGCGAAAATGGTTGAATGGTGCGAAGCAAATGGCGTTGAAATTGACGCTCGTGCAAACAAATCCACCATCATTGAAACCGTTAGAGCCTCCGCATCAAGCGGGGGTGACGAGTGATGGCTGAACACAAAGCCACGCTCTATGACGGTGAAGCACGATACGCAGGTCGCATTCGTGTCAATCGCCTCGTCTATGAATTCACTCAAGACGATTTGTCAGGCAACACTACGGTGACGGCTGATGTTTTGCTCAACGGTCAAGTGAACAACATTATCCTTGACGCAACCCGTAGCAAATTGACAACCAACACCAACACCCAAGTGCATGGTGGGACATTTCAATTGCTTTATGCTGATTTAGATGACGGTGCAGGATCGGCTTTACCCCTATCCTATCACGAGCAAATCAGCAACCTTGACTACACCACCGCCTCCCCACGCCCTTACAAATTTCAAACGGCTGAGGGTGCGGCAATTCAGGCAGCACCCGCGCAACAAGCGAATGCTCTCGTTGTGCGTGCAGGTGTGAGTGGACATTCATCCACCCCCGAAGCCCCCAAGACTCTCAGCAGTGCAGGAACGGCTACATTGGTTGATGAAGTCGCACCGTGGACAGGCATGGTTTGTGGTAAAGTGCAAATCAAATTGACGACAGGAACAGCGTGGGCTTCGGACACGGGTTCAATTTTTGTTGTCATCGTCTATAATTGAGAATATCGTTAAATATGACATAGTAATACGGAAGGGTGAGCGACATGGCTTTGACAGTGGTGCAATTAGGGCGTAATCAAGTATCAGGAAGCAGGATTTCTGCTTCCCTCAAAATCACTCCTGATGATTCGTGGCTCGCTGCGGGCGAATCGCTTGACCTAACTCAATATGTCCCTGTCATTGAAACCGTCACCATTGACTCCGATGGTGGTGGCTATGTGTGGAAATATGACCGAACCAACAAAAAATTGTTGGCTTATCAGGCATTGTCCGTTCCCGCTGACGACCAATCAACCCCTATCCCTGCTGATGTTTTTGCCCCTCTTAGTGCTGTTTCCGACACAGCCGATTTGTCCGATCAAACGGTGTATATTACGGTGACAGGCACTCGTGCATGAGGTTCGCCCAACGGGGGTGAACCAAAATGGCACGAATGAAAGTCCAAGAAATTGACCTTGACACTTCAATTGATATTCAGCGAAGGCGCAAATTGCGTATGGCTGAAATCGCCAATGCTTCGGGTTCGTCATTTGATGAAAGCGAATCCCTGTTCTCCAAGAAAAACATGGAGAAATTCTCCACCAACAAAAAGGTGGAAATCAAACGCAACGAGCGTAAAAACATTCAAAACATAGGCTCAGGCACACGATGTCGTGGGTGCGGAACACTCTATTTCTGTTGGACACCCAAATGCGGTGTGTGCGGGGATGCGATGCACTTTAACATGGGTAGTCACATCATGGGTTAGGTGAGAGTCAATGCCACGCACATTTTCACCCGGTCATCGCCCCGATGCCCCTCTTTATCCTGATGATTTGGTCTATACCACCGTAGCCCATGTCGCTGACTTTCTTCAATTGCCGTTGCCCGATCCAACCGCACTTAGCGATGATTCGGTGATTGACGGTGCAAACATCAAATTTCCTATCAGCGGTGTGGATTATCGCAGGTGGGGTTATTCCGCTAATGACACGGTGTTGGTCTATGACGATGCTGATGCTCTCGGCAAAACCTACACCGTGACTTCAATCGCTTCGGTGGGGAGTGGTGGCAAAGTGTATGTCATCGCTACGGCTAAGGGGGCTGAGTCATTCACCACAGCCAACAACGCCTACATTCAACATCAGTCGGCTATCACAAACAGCAAAGAGCGAGGCATCAAAAAGAGCCATGTTGAAGAATTGATTCGCATTCGTCAAGACTACATTGACAAAGTGACACGAAACGCATGGCGACCACGCTTGGTGGCTGAGGAATATCAAAATTTCACTACATTCAAGCCATACCGAAGGCGATATTACACGGATTATGTGGGTGCTATTTTCCTACAAAACGGCAACATTCAACGCATTCTCAAATTGGGTGCGTGGCAGGGCGACTATTATCGTGAAATGGCGGCGGCACGAATTGGGTTGCAGGTCAGCGACCACACCCTCGTGTCAGGCGAATCCATCCTCCTGTGTCCCGGTGCTAACGGTGTGGCTACGCTAACCGAAGGTTCGGATGCACAGACGAAATGGAGGGGGGATTTTGATCACAAATCCGCTGCCGAGAACATTGGTGCGCTTGTGAACAAAGACCCCGAATTCAATAAATCGGCAATTCAAATTGGCTCACTAACGGTTGAGAATAGGGAGAGTGCGAGCGCGGCGTTGAATGTCCATGACGAATTCTTGGCTATTGCCAACAGCGACAACGGTGACGGTGTAGTGGAAATTTCATCCATGCGTAGCACCGAAGGTGGTGCAAACGCTACAATTGCCGTGACTCACAACACTGCCCTCACCTATGACAGCAACAAATACAACGAGCATACCGCTACGGTGACGAGCGTGACGGGTTCACCTGCCACTTCGTTCACGGTGGATAGTGCGGGCGGTTTCGTCAAGAGCCATGCGTTGGTGTTCATCAAAAGCGGAACAACCAACCGTATCGCTCTTTGCACCCTTTCAGGCACGACCTTTACCATTGTCAGCGATCAACAAAACGACTTTGGCGGCAACATCGCTGAGGGTGATGTTATCTATCAAGTGTCATTCAAGTGCGACATTACCGATGAGGAACGCCAAAAGTCATGGTGGTCTGTTGAAGAGAACGGCATGATTGCCTTCAACAACGAATATCCCTTCTTTGAGAACCACTCACTACGCTGTGCTTACATTTACGGCAACAGGTATGTGGACAAGTCCATCAAGGAGGCTTGCACCAAATTGGTCGTCATGGATATTTTGATGAGCGATGATTACAGCGTCATGTTCCCCGAAGGCACACAAAACATTGATATTTCGCAGAAACATCAAAAATTGGAGGCGGAAGTGTCCAAATTGCTCGTGCCGTTTCAAGAAAGCATAATTGTTGCGGGAATGGGAGGCTGATAACATGATTGAAAAAGCACCACAACGACAAGTGACACCAAAAGGAAGAATCATTGATCATTGTGCTGACTGTGGCAAATACGGAAGGATTGAGAGCAACACATCGGGTCGTGACCTGTGTGGCACTTGTAATGTCAAAGCGAAGGCAACGGATGCAGGAATGAATGCGATGAAGGAGTGAGGTGCTTGGAAGGAGTCATCAAAATGTTTCAGCAAATGCACAAAGCAAGCAAGGAATTGCAGCGTGCATTGATGGATGAAGCGGAGAATGGCGAAGCATACCTTGAACGCATGGTTGAATATGAAAAAAGGACATACCAAGAGGATGGGATTGAGTTATCCGATGAGGATTTGGCTAAAATCATGCAAACGCATAAGGAGTCTAACCCATTCGCTTCAAATAGGGCGAGTGCTTTAGCACGATTCACGGAGGCGATGAGGGGTGAGTGACGCAATTGCTACGGTGGTTTCGTTGCTTGACCGCAATTGGAATGTGTCGCCTAAGCCATCCATTTTGGATATTGCCAATGTGGATGTTGGCGAAGGCAAAAGGACACGCCTTCAAGACCACGACATTATCCGTATTTTTGAAACGGCTCACAACGAAGCCCAACCTGAATTGTTCTTTGATTTTGTCAATGAACACATTAACCTCACCATTGACATTCGCACCGTGAAAAGCCGTGAGCGTTTGTCAGCCCTTCGTGAAGAAGTGCGGAGGATTCTTCACGCAAATCGCAAAGGCGATGGGGTTAATTTTGACCGACTCATTTTCAAGACAAGAACAGACTTGTCAGATCGTAGCAAACGGATGTTTCGCTACACAATGCAAGCGGAGGTCGTCACCTTCGCCCAAGCCTTACCGACAGTAGCGTGATGAAAAATGGCAGTAAATCAAGTGTATAAGGGTGATTTGGTTGAGGTGTCAATGGCTAAGGAAACAGGTTTCTTTGGACAAGGCGACAATGCTTCAACGGGATGGGCTACCGCAAACGGCTCAACCGACAATTCAAGTGTCATTACGATTGGGTCAAATGTCTATTGGTATCAAGAAGTCCCCAAGAATATGCTTGTGGGTGCAACCCTTCGCATTTATTCATCGGGCGGTTCAAACGCCTTAACTGCTGATGATTTTGCTTCAACCCGCAGGTCGTATTACATCACAGCAAACACCGACACCACCATCACCATTTCACCACGACTCGCCACCGCCGCCACCACCGCAAACACGGGTGATTATTTCATTATTGATTCGGCACGCATTCCGACAATGGATGCTGAAATGACCTATGCTACGCCCGATGACAGAATTAAGGCAGATCAATTCTTGGGTTTGCTCAATTCATTCGCTCTCCCTGAACCCGAAGTGGATGTGCGAAAGCAACACATTGTCGGCATGGGTCGTGATGTGAACATCCTAACGAGTGGTCGTGAGATGCTTCAAGGTGGGTCGTTTGACACAAACGCCCACAACCTGCGTTGGCTACGCTACGGGCTTGGTGGACACACGGCTCTTGGTTGGGGCGAATTGGCTCACAGAACCACAAGCACCACTATTTTGACGGATGCACCCTTAAACATCAAAGACGCAACAACCACATATCGTGGACAACAATACGGCAGTGCAAACGCTGACGACATTACCCAAGTGTCAGGAACAACAGCAACGGGTCTTGGCTCAAACATTGAAACAAACAGTGACTTTTTGCTTGGGGCAAAAACCGCTTCAAATGTTGGTGCTGTGATTACGCTCGCCGCAAATTATGATGCGGGGCATGAAAATGTTGGCACTTCGGGCGTGTTCAAAACCCTCTCAGCCGATGGAACGGCTATGCTTTATGGGTCATATAGCAGTGCTTCAACAACAAACATTACCGTTGCCGACATTACAAGTGGTGCTACAACCCGCCTTCAAACAGCGGGCGTGGCTGTTTATCTTCTCGCTAAATTGGAGGCCGACATCGCACACGGTGACATTCGTGTGAATGTCGGATCAACGATTGCAGGGCGATTCAGCGTGGGCGAATACATTCAAATCGTGGACAAAGACACCATTCAAATTCCCGGTGCTGATGATGAATTGCCCACCATCAACAAGCATGAAATCCGCAGGGTCATCGCTATTGACGGTGCATATGTATATGTTGAAGAACCATTTTGCCTCACCCACACCGCTACATCCTGTGGAATTGACCGCATCATTTTCACCTACGATTCAACACAAGGCGCAACACGAAGAGGAAGCCCCGCTATCCTTGATACCACCAATGAATTGCGATACGGCATCACTCACACCTTCTATGGAAACAGCAGTGTCCCAACCTTCGCCATTGAGCAATCATTCCGAAAGAGCGATGCTACACCCGGCTCGGAACACCTATTGCGTGTGTTCTCAGGATGCAAGGTGAACAGCGTGACCTGTTCGGCTGACACCGAAGGCGAAGTCAAATTGAATGGGGAATACGAAGCCACTCGTATGTTCACCGACACGGAGTCACGCTTTGTCACGCCTCACCGACTGTTTGAGAACACCGCCAACACCAATATCAAGCGAAGGGTGTCGGGTATTGCCGTGAACGGTGAGAAGCCATATTTGTTTCAACACATTATTTTCAGTGCCTTTGGCGCACCTGTGGTTCGTGCTACGCAATTGGAATTCAGCGTGAACAACACCAACACGGCTCGCTATTACATTCGTGGAACAGACGGCACATACGCATCCACCGATCAAGTGTCGGAGGCAGCGGTCAATTACGCCACTGAAATCACCGAAGCACAGCGAGAATACACCTTCAAATTCAACGCATTGGTGGAGGACAATCGCTTCTTTGAGCAATTGCGACAGCGAAAGCACTTCTTGAACACCAACGACATTACGATTGTGTTGAGCAAACCGGGTTCGGCAAGCAACCGTCAAAGAGCGACCATTACGATTGAGGACTACACGGTATTGAAGGCTGAAATGCCCATCCCTGATGACAAAGGCCCGGTCACAGCAAATGTGGAATTGGCGGTGCGACATCTTAAAGTGGAAGAAACAAATCCATATCCAATTCTGTGAAAAGGATTATATGCGACAAATGTGAGGGTTGATACAGATGGTAAGGCTAACAGGGTATGTGATTATTGACGGGCGAAAGACTTCTCTTGATTGGACTGTCATGCCTGATGGTGTGATTGTCAGCGCAGGGAATTTGTCCCCGTCAAATGTGGAGGCAACGGTGAATATCACCCCTCCCGCACCACCTGTCCCCGAACCACTATCCACGCCCGCACCTGTTGAAGAAACACCCACCGACTACGAGTCAATGAACAAGACTGAATTGATGACACTTTGTAGTCAGCGTGGGCTTTCAACCACAGGCACGAAGGCTGAGTTAATCGCTCGCCTTGAGGCTGACGATAGCGGTGAAGCCGAAGCCGTCAGTGAAGGTGAAACAGATGAAGAAAGCCAACCCCAATGATTTGGTCGCATCAACAGACGCAACAGAACACACGATTGACACCCCATTCGGTGAAATGACCGTATGGGTTAAGGATCTGTCGTGGATTGACAGGCAAAACGCTCTCACTAAATTCGTTTCATTGAAGCAGGGCGAGGATGGCACGCCTCAGCCAAGCATTGATTTCGGTGGTTTTTGGAAATTCTTGCTCGTGAATTGCATTGAGAGGACTGAACCCGAATTGTCAAAGAGCCAATTGCTCAACATCCGACCTGAAGTCGGTCAAGAATTGGCGAAAATCCTGCCTTCGTTTGATTCACTCACCGAAAGCATGAGCAACCCATCAGGCCCTTTGGAATAACCCTTGACGATGTTCGTGCCTTTACAACATGGAACGGAGAGGGTGAAATCCCTGTATCTCAGCACAAATTGCCTGTGTTGATTAACCAAATGCCCGTTTTCTTTTTGGGTCGCTTCTTCAATTGCTCGCCTCATCAATGGGATGGGTTGCCTCCTGAGCGTGTGATTTTGGACTATTACACGATGGTCGCATTCAAGGAAATAGAGGCAAAAGAAATGGACAAATTGAAGCGTGAGAACGCTGTGGGTCAAACGAAGGGGAGGTCTGTCAAGACCACAAGCGACATAGACTTCTTTGAACGGATGAATGCGGGGATGAAGTGATGGCGGGGGGAAACAAGCAAATCATGGGCATGGATGCTGCCCTTCTTGATGTCATTCAAACCCTCAACAAATACCAAGACCAAATCATCCGTTTGCCCAATCAACACCAAATGCTTCTCAAGACTTTAGGGCCGATTTACAAAACCTACACCAAAGTCCAAATGGCGACGGATAGCGTGACAGGTTCGTTTAAGCAACAAACGAAAACGGGAGGTATTCTCACCAAATCCCTCAAGGGTTTGGCTATACCGCTGACAATGGTTCTTGGATTATTCAAGGGCTTAACGATGGCGATTTTTCCCATTGTCGGCATGGTGATGGCGATTCTTGGGGTGATGATGCTCTTTACCGCTGCGTTGGATCAAGGAGGCGGTTCACTTCGTGCTTGGTTGGAGGAAATGCCGATCATCAGCACCGTATTTGGTGCTATCCAAACCGCTGTTGATGTCCTAAAGGGTGTGTTGAGTGGTGAAGGCGGAGGGGGCTTGTTTGCACCTGTGTTTGAAAACGGACAGAAAATCATTGACGAATTGTTGGCTCTATGGGAAACGCTGACTACGAGCGTTTCTATTCCCTTCAATGCTGAGGAAATTTTTGGCGGGATAATGACAACATTGGGCATCCTATTCACCATCATATCCGAAGGCGTATTGACGAGCGTGACACTCGTGACATCGCTTTACACGGCTTTGGCTGAATCAGGTGCAATTCAAACCGTCATTGATGGCATTTCATCTATTTTTACGGCACTTGGAACACTATGGGGTTTTATCACCGCACTATTTGGGGATTCAGCAATCAGCGATTTCTTTCAAAGCATCCGTGATTTGTGGCAATTCTTGGTGGATTGGTTGCAGAATTCGGGGATTTTTGAATTCATAGGAAACATCATCGCACTTGTGTTTGAAATTGTTTCAACCATCATTGTTGTGACGGGCGTGATTATTGCCGTAGTGATGAAAATTATCCAAGTGCTATGGCCCTTCATCGCACCATATGCGAAAATGGTGATTTCGTGGTGGGGTATCATTCTTGGTGTTGTCATGGGCGTGGTGAACACCGTCATCAAGGTTATTCGTGCTGCATTGGCTCTTTTGCGAGGGGATTTGGATGGCGCAGCGAAAATTTTCAAGTCCATAGGTGACACATGGAAAGGCGTTTGGGAAGGCATCAAAGGACATTTCGCAAACATTGTTGAAGCCATCATGGACTATCTTCAACCAATCATTGATGCCATTGATGTTGTGGTCGGTGGCATCAGCAGTGTTGCGAGTGGCATCGGTGGTGCTGTTGGCGGTTTGCTTGGCTTCTCCGATGGCGGTGTCGTCAAAGGGCCGACATCAGGCTATCCCGTAGCCCTACACGGAACAGAAGCCGTTGTGCCTCTCCCTGATGGGCGTTCAATCCCTGTCACCATTGAAGGCATGGGTGGTGGTGGAGGCACGAACAATGTCAATATCACCGTCAATGGTGCGAGTGGCGATCCTCAAAAATTGGCGAGAGCCATAAGTGATGAGGTATCAAAGGCGTTTAGAAGCCGAAGCCGTAGTGGTGGATTTAGCAGGGGTGTTTGATTATGCCAATGATTCAATTGATTAGGCGTGACGGTAAAATCATTGAATTAGAAGCCACCTCCGTTGCCTTTGATGTGCTTCGTGGTGTTCAAGTGTGGCCCATTCCGATTGCAGGTGTGCGTGCAGCGTTTGACATGAATGACAACCGATTCAGCATTGGCATCAAAGGCATTCTCACCGATGATAATGTGGCATCAAGTGCGGTTGGTGCTACGGCTGTCCTTGATTTATCACGAGCCACAGGGCTTTACGACTCTTGGTTCAAGCAACAACAGGCTCAAGGAAGAAGCACAATGAATGCCATCACAGATGCGTTGCATGGCAAAGAATTCGTTTTCAAATCGTCAGGTCAAGTGACGGCTGCCTTGGGAGAGAACATCACCCTGCGGTTTTATCAAACGGGTGTGCCTTCGGCTACGGTTGCCACGAAAAGCATCATCCCGGTTTATGTTCCTGCGAGCCTCGCCAACACAGAAGAAATCGCTGATGCGATTGTCACAGCACTAAACGGTGCATCAGTCAAAGTCAATACGGTGACAACCGCCATCACGGATATTTTCACCATATCACAAAGTGCGGGCGATAAGGTGAACAGTGGTTCACATCAAGGGGTCGGCACTTTGACAGGGGAAAAGGTGACATTAACCAACATTATCAAGAGTGCTGACGGCAATACGCCATTGACGAAACAGGGTGATTTGGTCGTTAGTGGGAACGCTGATTGGTCGCACTCTTTCTTCTCATCCGCCTCGTTTGTTAATGGGGTGTCGGGTGTTCGCATGACACGGGGTGACAAGGTGCAGGATTTGCTCAACATGACCGTGAACGCATCAGCGGGTGGTGGCCTTATCAACCCACAGTCATTTACAGGTGATTTGATTGAAATGCCTGATTCGCTCGCTTCGTTTGATGTGGGCAAATTGCTTCGCATTGATCAAGCGGAGTCCGTGAAGAAATACATTGTTGGTTTGCGAATCCCATACGAATCGCTGATTTCATCCAATTTGGATATACGAGAATTGCGTCAATTCGTCATTCCGACAGGGCCGGGAACAGACTTCTCGGCTGTCAAAAACACGGGTGCATTTGACCCCGTTGATAACATTTCAGGGGAAATTGTTCGCCCCAACCCGTATCTTCGTCAAGGTGTCGCCATCAGCGGTGTCGTTCAAAAATTCACGGCAACCTACGAAGCGGGCGATTCTGTTTGGAATTACGACTTGGAATTTGCGGCAGCGGAACAATTGTTGGGGATTTGATATGCCTCTCCACAAGGTCTATTCAAAAGCCGTGAGGCTAAATGGCTATACCGATGGGATGGTTGTGCCTACGGGTGCATTCCGTGAAAGCGGTGTTGATTTATTCCCAAACAGCCATAGTGAAAAGACAGGGGCAACCAACAAAGTGTCGGTCTATGAAAGCGATGAGCCGAAAATAGGCAGACGGCACTTCCCAATGGAAAACAACGGACTCAACAACCTCATCGGTGCATTCACCATTGAGGCATTCGTTATTCCCGATCACGGTGGGGTGATTGTTCACAAACCAAACGCATTCACACTCAAGGTGGGCGAGCCATTTCAACCCGCACCTGTGGTGTTTGATGTTGAAACACGGACAACGAGCGAAAGACTCAGCACCGATTTCAATGTCCCAACAGAACAGGTATCGTGGGGGACATATACCGATGGGCAATCAAAGCCCCACGATTTAGCACTGCCCTCTCGTGAATTGATTTATGTCAATGCTCAATTCACCTCAAAGAAAATGTCAATTTTCATCAACGGCAACCTCGCTGCCGAACAGGACTTTGGTGGTGATGAACGGCTCATCAAAACAGGTTCATCCGACTTGTTCATTGGTGGTGAAGGAGGCGAATATCGGGGGGTTATTGAAAGCGTGCGAATAAGCAGGGGTGCAATTGACCCAATCGTGAAGCCCTTGACAGCAACGCCCGACACGGTGGGGCTTTGGGATTTTGAGGATGAGGATGACATACCACAATTGTATTTCTTCAACAACAAGAACCCCGCCCATCCGCATCAAGGTAAAGACGGTGTGGGCAAACACACAGATGGATTGATGCCCATACCGATGGTGTGCATTGGCTACGATTTTACGAACATTGATCCGGGTGGTGCTGTCACCACAGCGAGTGGGCATCCGCTTAACTTGGCGAGTGGCTACAAATACGGATATTTTCGCATCCGTGACTTCCCTGACAGCGTTATTGCGGGCGTTGAGGACAGGGCTACGGCTTTGGAAATGCTCGCATCGCACATTCTTTCTGTCCCAATCAATGAATTGCCGTTTCAATCATGGTGGGATAGTGGGCTGTTGGACATTTCATCAACCATCACCAACGCCACCTATCACTCCGATGGCATCCCCGTATCAAACCTCAACGCCATCGTCAATGCGTCAGGCACGAATCCTGTGACGGGTGGGAGTGTTTCGCCATTCTCGTATTATCGTGAGAGTGATACCGCCCCTTATTCACCCGAAGGCGGAATTAACCTTGACCCGATGGCAAATCCAATTGAGCGTGTGCGTATCGTTGCTATTGACTTTCAGGGCAACAATTCGTTGGGCCGACCCCCTTGTGTTGTAGTGCAATCCACCATGCTGTCGGGTGATACGGCTGAACCAACCACACAGGGATTTTTGTTTGAGCATTCGGACAATACGCCTGTTTGGTTCACACTCGGCAACGGTGATTTGGTGGTTGATCCCGGCAAACAGGGAAGCCGACCCAAAGGACAAATGACTCGTGCGCGATTTAGCCAAAATCAACGCTTTACAGACCGCACAGGTTTGGGCAACGATGCCTATTGGATTTCACGCAAGGCTCGTTTGACTGATGAAATGAAAAACAAATTGCATACGGTTTCGGGGACACAGGCTGACATTGAACCGCCCCACGGCAACGATTTGTTGGTTTGGCTTGATGCCAATGACAAAAGCCAATTGTTGCGTGATGACGCAACGGCTGTTGTCACCAACGATGAATTTGTATTTTGGTGGAAAAACAAAGCACGAGGTGGCCCAACCACGAGTGCAGGAACGAATTATCACTTTTATTCGTGGGGCAACGGGTGGCGTTGGAAAGAGAATTGCGGGAGTGCGAACAACCGTTCAGGCTTGGTCGCTGTGAGCATCACCGAAGTCGTTCAAAACCCAAGTGGCCCGTATATGTGGCCGGGTGGAACGCCAACCATCCAATCGGGTGTTATTATCCCCGACTATCCAACAGGCGTGACATATTACAAGGGGTCATCGTGGGTGAACGGTTTTGGAAACACGGGGACTTCAAGAATCAACCATCACGCATCAATCACCTCAAAAGCGATTGGTGCTGATCATCCAAGTGTTCTCTATTCAGGAGGGCCAAGCATGACTAATGGCGACCATTCATTCTATTTTGTAGTGACACCATCGGCATACGGAAGTGACCCGTTGGGCTTGATTCATTCCGAATCAAATGACGGACTTGTTATCCGCTTGAACAATGGTTCATCACAAATGACCGCCGAAAGCGACACTGCACCTCTCGTCACTCATGGTTCGTCGCCAACCGCAGGAACACCTGTTTTGGTTGCCGTTAGGACAAAGCAATCAGCATCATTGACGATTGATATGCTTGTGCGGTCAAATCGTGGTGCTTCAAGCGACACATCCAATGCCTATTGGAATCCAACGCCCGCTATCATTTTTGATGACACTACCGCACAAACGGGTGGGATTGAATTGTTTGGTGAAATGACTTCAAGCGGTGCGGGAACAAACGCCATTGACAATATGGCTCAAAACGGCTTCATTGTCCATGAAGTGCTTATCTATCCAAAGCACCTAAGCACCTCCGAGCATGACGATGTTGTGCAGTGGTTTGAGGACAGGTATGGGGTGTGATGAATGACTGAATTGACAGAAACACTCATCCTCACGGCTATCGCTACCGATTCGGGAACAGCGACTACGGAATTGACGAATGCCGTGAACAATTTGGCTCAAGGTGGGCCGATTACGCTTGTGCCAATTCTTCCCGGCTATTCAGGCCCACCGATTGAAATTTTTCAAAACGAGGCGGCAATTTCGGCTTATCATACAATCCGTTGGCTTGTCACCAAAGGTTTGGCTACGGGTTCGGCTTTACAGGCTTCTATGTTGGCTAATTTCAGTGCGAATATGCTCGCCCCGCCTCAACCTCCAACACACACGGTTAGTGACTTGGATGATTATTTCTTTCTTCATGCAAACGGAGGTTCAACCATCCTCTCGTCAGGTGACATCACCGCCGCATTCAACGGTGTGCCATCCATCACAATTTTCGGAAGTGGCAACCCACCTGCGACGGGTGATGAATTCACATCGGTATCAGGTAATGTCATTGAGCCAACAACGGATATTGCAGGTATGTGTGGTTTGACAACCTACAATCGTGTGGAGGGTCACTTCTTTTTGAAGCAATTGCCTCAACCAAAAATTGAGTCTGTTAAACGCACTGTTCAAGGTTTAGCCGACCAATTTGAAAGCCAATACGAAGATCCGTATGCGAAAACATTGGTGACTCAAAATGAAAGGGTCAAAGTGACCGAGCGTGTGTTTGTTGGTGAAGCATTGAATGTGCAAACCTCATCACAAGTCAGCACATATACAACAGTCGGCACGAGCATCGTTAAGCACGCTATTGTTGCTCAAGGTGGCAATTCTTTCATTGATACGACCTACGGGAATGTAGTGTCGTCGTCACAAGACACGATGGTGGCTATCGCTGTGGAGGACATTCGCCCGTTCTCATTAAAAGGCTTGGACACCGATGAGGATGCTTTGTTTGACATGATTGACCCAACCAAGCCAACAAACGAAAATTATGTTCGTCATGTCACTCCTGAGAAGGAGAGCCGAATTGCTGTGTTGGAAACCCCACAAGCCCTCCGTAATGCAGGAGGGCCACCACAAATTCTCATCTATTACAACGCCATTGATCCAACAGGTGAATTGGTTGCGGGGTGGAAAGGCAACAATTCGTGGTTCACACCCGCATCCCATGCTCAAACATACCGAAACGACATTGACGGTATCAACACCATGTCAAAGAAAGGTTGGTTGATTGTTGAAAAAACCATGCCCGATACCAATACGGTGTTCGTTGATAACTCCAATGGCTACCCTGTATATCGGTCTATTTTGGATTGGATTAGGCGACCTTACACAGCCGACCAATTTGGTTCACCGCCCACATGGGATGCTCTCACCCTGCACGCACCGGGTGGACTCATCGCCATACCCTCAAAGGATTTTCAATCAGGTTTAACCAACCACTCGTTGCGGGCAAATCCCACGGGGGATTTGGCAATTTCGCCATTCGTCAATGTTGAAAATTGCGCTCACACCGTCATTCAAGAAACAATTGCGGGCAACCGCATTCGTGACGATGGGTATGGTTCTCCAATCGCCATCAGCAACACACGCTCAATCACTGACAAAAATGACAGCATTTACCACACCATCACCATTCAATCATCAAACAAAAACAAGGACACACTTAACGACAATGACAACCCATTCATGCAACCTGTCAATTACGAACAATTTGACATCATTGATAACATCGTTGAGGCAGACCGTCATTTGTTGTTAATTCATCCGTCAAACAGGAACAGAACAAAGACCCTCAACACTATTTACACTCAGCAAAACGGAGTCAATTCATATCACAATTGCACAATTGAAATGACCTTGATGCGAGGGCGTGTTGAGGAAATCAATCCTGTGAGTGGTGATATGTCAAGTGGAGGCGTAGCCCTTCGTGGTCGTTCACAATTGATTGACATTACGGACAAAATTAGCGAAAGGGATTTTGATTTGAATGAAGGCTTCCCAATCAAAGAAATCGGTGATTTGGGATCGCCAACCGTGAGCATCACACTTGGTGGTTTGGGGCAAGGCGGTATTGATGTTGCCCCTGTGCGAACAGAACACAGCAAATTGCCTGTGTGGAAGGATAAGGTGATTGGGACAAACAACCCATCGGTGCGAAACGACAGGCAAACCTCCACCTATTACGCATCAACGAGAGCATTGGTTGAATTGCCGTTGTTCCCCTCAATGTTCTATGACATTGAGCAAATTTTGCCTGATAGTGAATACCGAAGGAGTCCACTACCGAGCGATAAGTCAATGGAAATCGTTGTTGATTGCACCATGTCGGCTGTTAATCGCCCACAAATGCAAAATTATGAGAATCGGTGGGCGATTGATTGGGGGTTGCGAGGGGAGGTTTCATCCTTCAAAGTCCACAATTATAGCATGGTTGCGGGGCGAACAATCATTCGTTTTATGCGAGAAAACGCATCGTCATATTTGAAATTGGGAACATATTCAGGCGGTGAAACCACCGCCACAGGAGGTTCAGCCTACACGGATGCTTACATTGAGGTTGATGATGTTCAGCCGTTTATTCAAGAAAGTGGAATTGATGTTCCGAATTACAACACCACAAGCACAGGTGTGTTAATCAATGCTTTGAGTGGTCATCCCATCGGTCAAACGAGCCTTACGGTTGATACGGTTGATGCAACCACCCAATTCAAACCCGGTGACGAAGTGTATAACCACAACACAGGTTCACTCCTTGGCGTTGTGTCAAGCGTGACATCAACAAACATCACGCTTAGGACAGGCATACCTGAAGCATTGGTGAACAACACACCGTTGGGTTCACCGTATTGGTCGTTTGGGGCGGCGGGTGCGACACCAAACGGCGACAACGGATTCGCTGTCACGATTGGAGAAGGCGTGATAAACGACACGGGCGGAATCCGTGTCCGTGTGTATAAAGTGTCAATTGAAGGATTGAGCCATCGTCTATATTTTGATTCGTGGCACGATTGGGCTGATAAAGACGCAACATTGAGTGAAGTGCAAGACCAATTCATTATCGGTTTGCCCGTTGTGATGGGTTGTTGGCTATCGGATGATGATTTTCATTACAACGGCACAGTCAAGGCACTCACGGGCTTCTCCGCTACGGTTGGAACGAGCAATAGCACAATGGCCCAAGCGTTCATTGACCCAATGCGCTATGCTTTGTGTTTGGGGCGTTCAACATCCGACAACAAAACAGCGATTTGCATTGACCCAACAGACGACTCACGGCTGTTAATTAACAAAGGGCCAACAATGGAAGGCTTCTCTTTTGATCCGAGCAACCATTTGTTTGGTGATGACGACTTCCCGCTTCAACCACCTGTTGAATGCCGAACAGGACATTTTGCTCTAAAAGGCAAGCGTAATGATGAAACCTTAGACCATGTTCGCCCACTCCATATAAACCTTGGAACGGTTGCCAATTCAAAAAATGTCAGTAATTTCAAAGAAGGTGTCAATGAAATCACCCGACTCATCAATCAAGCAGGTCATCCCAATGCAAAAAATACCAACGGTGGAAGTGCCTTCAATCCACCACAATTATTCACCGAAACCGATGGAACAGAAACAGTGTCAAGTCTTGATACAGGAACACACATGGGGTATGTGCGTGCATTTATTGGACAAGAAGTGGAGAGCCGTGATGGAGAAGTGGGCATATCTATTGTTATACACAGCACTATTCCGGGTGCAACAGGTCGCAATTTCGCCCTATGGCTTCACAACAACAGTCCTTATCCTTATCGCCCTATTCAAGCAATAGGACACGGTGGTTTGTTGGCTACAAACAGTCGGTCATATCAGGCTTCATCCTTTGCCGCCCCTTTGCCATTGGGCATGGATGGTGAAACACACATTCCGATTACCACATTTCAGGGCGGTGTTCACGGGCGGGTGGAGGATGGTGGTGGTAATTTGCGAACCTACAACGGAATCGGAAGCGAATTCATCATCAAATCAGTCAAAAACGCTCGTCAAAAGGATGGCGACTTTTGGCCCGTTTATGACACGAATTCATTCCCGCATATTGCCGTTGAAAGAAAGGCATTGGATGTTATCAGCCGTTTATCACAAAACACCTCATCTTCAAATCTCGGTTATATTGTCGTTGATGATGCTTTGATAGGGACTTTTGAAAATATCGTAGCGAACATTGGGGCAACGCAGTGCCGTGTAAATGGAGTCGGTGCGTGCTGTTTTTTGGGAACGGTAAGACCCCTTGATGACGACCTAACAAAGAAGTGGACTGAATTGTTTGTGGATCGCGAAGGCAATAGCAAAGAGGCGGTCATCAAAATCGTCTATCCTTTGCCTGATGCACACGGTATTCTGTTCTTTGGTGGTGGACACACAGGAACGGTCTTTGACATCAGCGATGGAACAGACAACGATTATTCGGACTTTTACACTCACCATTATTCTCAAGGCCCAACGGGGTATAGTGGCTTTCAAAATCTTCAAGAGGTTCAAACATCCGCCGCCGTATTGGATTTCACCAAATTGAAGAATAGCGATACCGTCAAAGAAAACACATATCGTGGATTGCATGGAAAATACACTCTCGTTTCATCAGGCGTTGCTGACAATTTAGCACATACGATGGACAACGATTGCTTGTTTTATGCACGCTTGAATGAAGGTGGACTATTCAGCACAAATCACGGAACAGACGGGAAAGAATTGGTTCTTGAAACCCTCTTTGGTCGCAAATTGCTCGCCTACGGCAATTTTTCAGCATCGGCTATTGATGGGGTGGATGCACCCATTAGCGTTGATCCCGAATCAAAAGGAATTGACTTAGCGACAGCGGATAACGCCGCCATATCCCTTCACAAACAATCCGCAGGGATGGGTCAAAGCCCACAATTGCGTGTTCCTATCATTGATGCCGTCAATGACGATTGGTCGGTGTCATTTTTGTTCTCGGCTAAACCCAACACAGGTTCGTGGACAAGCGAAGCCTATGGAAATGGGCCTGTCATTCAAGGCATTGACACGAACAACGGGACATTTGGCGTGGGCATTGAAACCAAAGAAAATGCAATTGACCCAAACATGATGGATGTGATTATTTTGGTGAGAACAGCACAGGCTTTGGGAAGCCAATCGGATTACAGGATTACGCTTCTCGCACCTTTGCCCAAAGACGCATGGCATCATGTTGTGGTGGCGAGAACAGGAACATACCCAACCGCTTCTGTATTCGTGAACGGTGTTCAAGAATTGAGTGGTTTGGGGTCAAGCGTGACACAATTGGGGAACATTGATTCGTCATCATACCGCAACGGAACAGCAGGAAACAGCCCACATTTGCCAACCGCCATTGGTGTTCCTCATGTGACAGCATCGGGTGTCCTTGTGAACAAATCAGGTGGCTACACAGCGGGCGAAAATGTCACTATTGTCGTTGATACGGTTGATGCAACCACCCAATTTAGCATCGGTGATGCAGTGTTTGACCCAAGTGGGAATGTTGTTGGGGTCGTCGCCTCTTTGACGGCAACCGCAATTACCCTAACAACCAAAAACATAGTCGCTTTGAACAACAATGACGATTTACAGAAGGGTGTTGCCCTTTCAAGCGGATTTTATGGAAGGAACACCAATATGCTCACCATCGGCACTGCTTTGCACTCTTACAGCGTATCGGGGACATATTTTTACGGGCGACATCACAGTGGAACATCAAATAACACAGACCCCATTTATTTCAAAGGCGGTCTTGCTGATATTGCTCTATGGAAAAAGGCTTTTACCGCTGACGAAGTGACGGAATTGTATAATGCTCTAACGGTGTGGGATTGACATGGCTGAGGTGAGTGCGTTCAAGCGACAGGACTACCCTGCCGACACACGCACTATGGGGAGTGATGACGCACGACCCCCAAGTGGCTATTTCAGCCTCCATTTCACTTATCCTGACACCGAATATACAGATGCGACCACTTTCACTTGGGCGGGTGGTGGCAACGCTCTCGGTATGCACTTTTTGGTGCGAACAAATTTGGCGAATGACTCCGTTGGCACATATAGCAACGGTGACAATTTCTATGTGATTGATTTGAAGCGTGCGAGTGATGCGGCGAGTGCCGCCTCGTCGTCATTGACCTATGATTTAGGGTCAAAAGAGGCGGCGATGATGATTGCATCCGCTATCAATTCATCTCGTGCGAATCAAACAGGGTCGCATTCACGGGGGCGATATTTGCGAGCCAAATACCAATCAATGTCAGGGCGAGCCAATTACGAAGGTGTAAATTGGAATCCTCTCGGCTTTTTGACAGGGGGCGAAGGGGGTTCTTTGCAGTGGGAAGCCAATGGTAATCAAGCAAAGGGTTCAGCAAATTACATCACCTTGAAAGAATCGTCGGGCAACGACTTGGTTCTCAGCACTATCCATCCCGGTGACAAGTTATACACCGCAGGTGCAAACAGTCGTTTTGTTGGAACAGTCCTTGAAGTGAGAGGCACAAAGGTGTATTTGAAAGAGGATTTGGCGACTGACCTAAGTGACAGTGACCCAATTCGGCTTGGAAAAGTGCTGATGTCATTTGATGAATTGTATATTGGCGAAGCCCTCAACAATGCACCTACGGTGCGTTTGCCAACCGACATACCACAAAAGGGCAAATTGACAACGACTATTTCATCCAATGAATACATCCTCTATTACGATTCGTGGGAAGTGATTGCCGATTCAAATTTTGGCTCATTAAATCAAACAGGTCAAATCGCTTTCAATGTGTATGCCTACAACACCGCCTATGATTTTGATGGCGTGTTGGGATCCGAACCAACATGGACAATCCACAATGAAACAGAACAACAGCACACTGTCGTGGTGTCATGGGAAAGTGACACGCCGACAGGCGGTGGGTATTGGGGAACAGCAAACGGTGGCCCAATCGTTCAAGGTCTTGGTGCGCCACTTCCTGTGTGGTATCTCACCGCTAAGCCGATGGATGGTGGGAACATGGGGTTGCCCGACATTACGCACGAATCACGGGGCGCACAACCATCCGCTTTGAGTGGACACGGGTATAGCCGATTCTCCATTGAAGGATTGAATTCGTGCGTATTGCCCGATTTACCACCGCCTGATATGCCCTTTGACGGCCCGGTTATCATGGGTGAAGTGGCATCCGACCCATTTCAATGGACAGGGCTAAACGATCAAAGAACGGCTTTAGCCGATGATGAATTATTGCTTGACGATGTTGAATTCGGAACAGAATTGGATGAATTTGTTTTGAAAGAAACGGAGTGCTATGTCAGCACCAACGCAACATTGAGTGCGGGTGTGTCCCAATTCAACGCCATGACTCCAAACACAGCGTTTGGCGACCACTTTGAAATTGGTGATACGATTTACACCAAAGACGGACAAAGTGTTGGTGTTGTTGATGGTGTTAGCGGTATTCACTCTATGGGGTTGCGGGCATTAGGGCCAACCCACCGAACCACAGGATTGGAATTGTTGGGTGCAATTCAAAATACGGGTGTTGATTTCGTAAGCCGATCAGGGAGAACCTTAACCGTCACAGGAACGGATGCCACCACCAAATTTGCGGCGGGACAAGAAGTGTGGAGTCCAAGTGGTGAATTCGTCGGCCTTATTGACAATGTTCCGAATGCAACGACGATAAAATTGCAGGAAGATCCATTGGTGGCACTCACCGCAACCGATGAATTGCACAGGGCTTCACTTGGATTAACTACGACTCACAATCACTTGGTGTTCTCGGCATTGAGTGGAGAATTTGCGGTTGGTGATGTTGTTGTCACTTCAACCAATGTTGAAATTGGAACGGTTGGTTATATCAATGGGTCATCCATTGAATTGGTGGATAATCAAACAATTGCTCTTTATGCGGGGACTATCATTTTTATTCGCAAAGTGAATTATGAGGTTATTGAATTGCTCATCGGAGGAACGGGGTATAGCGACGGTATAGGTGTGGCTACAACGACTTCGGGATCGGGAGTCGGTATGACGGTGGACATTGTGACCTTCAATGGTGCTATCGTCAAGGCAACCGTAAATTTAGCATCAGCAGGTTCGGGCTATTTAGCGGGCGACATAATTACGGTGAGTGGTGGAATTGGTGGCGATATTCGCTATAATGGCAAACCAACGGGTGTTGATTACACGAGCAGTGATTTTGATGCGGGCATTGACCTTGAGGTTTATGACGCAAATGCTGATGGCGTGACAACCGTTTCTCCTGAAGCGTTGGGTGCGGTCAGTGGAACGATTGGCGACTACACCTATGCCCCCAACCCCAATGTGTTGATGAACAGTGTGTCGGAAATTTTTGGTCGTTTGTGGCGTGGTGCTTATGCCCCTTCAACACTTGGTTCATACAGATTTTCACGAATGTTTTTGCTCAATTTGGACAAAGACATAGCCACAGATACCCTGCTTTATCGGGCTTGTCCCACAATCACCCTATCCTCTCCCACTACCATTGATTTAGTGGATTCTCAGCCCCTTTACAAAATCAAAAAGACGGGTGATTGGTCGGTTGCATTGGAGAATGGCTATGAAATAGCGAGCAAATACGGTTCAATGACAAACGCCACCGAAAGTGATTATGCGACACTCAACAATATGCGACAAAGCACCACAGACAAAGCAAAGGCTGTTGTCAAAAACGGGTTGAAATCCGAAAACACGACAATTAGCACAAGCACAAGCCCCTTCGTGGGTTCTTTGGGCTATGTGAGTCGGCCTTATCGTGTCACGAGAACCGTTAGCACCGAGCGTGTTCGTGGGCTATATGTGCCTAACGAAGAACGGGTTTGGGACAGCATTTCAGTCGTTGATGACAAAGGACAGGAATTGATTTTAGAAGGGGGGTCGCCTTTCGGAACGGTCATCAAAGACTTCACCTACAAACAGACCCGCCTCAATCCTAACACGGGAACAGAAACACCTCTTCCTTCAACGGTTGGAAGCGGAATTGAACCCAATTTGGAAATCAACCTCCCATCACAAGACGAAATACCCGGCAATATCATCGTGCGTTCCGGGCATGATCGTGTTCAAGCATGGAATAATTTGACATGGGGCATGGGTGGGTTGTCAGCACCGACTTCGGGCTTAGCGGGTGATGCTGAATCTTCAACAAAGGATGTGCAAGTCACAGCGTTTGACACACACGACAGGGTTTTGCACTTTCACGCTGTGCGTATTATTCACGACAAAATGGAGAGTCAATTTGGACTCACGCTCAACACCACCGCAGGTGGCGTGCCAAGCGGAACGACTCGCTTATTTGCGGCACACCGCCTTAGCGACCATGTTGAGCGTGGTTCGGTGCTATTGGACACAAATAACGGGGCTGACGGTTCATACCTCCACCCTCACCACCGCATCCGTTTTGGTCGTCAAGGCCACTCCTTTGTTGCACCATTAACCACAAGAGGCACACCTATGGCGTTGCGAAGGCAATTGCATCGCTCACACGGTTCGGCATATTCGTTGCTCTTTGAGGCTGAAACAGAACACAAGCATTGGGGCTTTCAATCAGCCTACAATGGAGGCATAGACCCACCGTCAGCCACCGTCTATTACCTTGACACTTTGGAGGTCAAGAGCGAAGCCTACAATACAGGGTCGTTTGCATCCGATGGCTTCCCAATGAGCGAAATCAAAAACGCAGGGTTGCCGAATTGGAGAAGGTATGACGGTGCTACGCCCCACGACCAAATTGATTTGCTATTTGCACCCGGTCAATTGCATACGAAGGTTGAGGGTGCTACGGAACAAGCACAGTGGGTTTCGGCTTATTACAGTCAAAATTCTGCGGCTTTTGGGCCGTATGGAAGTGCGGCAACATCCGGGCCAATTGCCCTCACTGTTGGCTCACGAACCGTCAATAACAGGCACAACGCAGGTGAAGAATTTGCCATGAACGGTTTCATGCTTTCGCAATATATGCTCATGGGAGGGCGACCAAATCCCGCATGGATTCAAAATGGCTTTGAGGCATCCGATGGGCTACACACCTATTATTCCTTGACAGGTCATCCTGCGGGTTGGCGAACAGCCCGTGTGGGAACGGAGTTAGCCACCGTTCCCCCACTTATTGCTCACGATCCTGAAATGGTGAATATGTCGGCTGTGCCTGTCGCCAATGTGGAGTCCCCATCAAGCAGTGGGGATTTTGATGCGGAGGACTCGCACGCTGACTTGGCGTTAGTTTCATCAAGTGACACCAATTCAAACGCCATCCCCGATGCGTTCCTATGCACATGGCTTGCTGAATACAGTCACCCCGCTTTGCTCGGAACAAGCCGAGAACAATACATGACATTCCGATACCGTGAAGCAGGTATGCCTAACGCTGTGTATCAACCATCAGTGCGAGGATTGTATTTGCGTAATGCCCCCGCCACCGACACGGGTTCTGTGGATAAGGGAATGGCTTTTGAACGCATTTACGCATTTCAATGGCTACAACAATACGGCTACAACGGACTTAACGCAGGTGGACACGGCACAAATTGGGGTCAGCGTTCAGCGAGTGCGGTGTTGATGGGACACACAGGATTGCGTGAGCCACACGGCACGCTTGAATTGCGTCAGCATTTTGTGCTGAGGGGTGCAAGCACCCGCTATTCTCGTGGAGAAGGCATTGGTGACGGACTCAACCCACGCAAAGCCATCACGAAATGGGTATTGGATAAGGACACCACCAATTCGTATGAGTGGAATGAAATGACGGTGGTGCAAAATCCAATGGTCGCTGTGGATTTGTCACGACGATTACCTGTGCGAGCCTTTGGTTTCAAGGGTGCTTCGGATGCTCTCAATATGTTAGCGGGCGACCCCGCTGAAACCTCATCCTCAATGGATGCTATATTGCGGTCAGCCCGTTTTGATGGCGGGAAGCACGACAGCATGAACGATTTGCCGACAGGCGGTGATTGGGCATGGGGTGACAGCACATACACAGGGATTGAACGCACTGTGCCTATTGGCATGGTTATCAGCCAACACACCAACGAAGGTATTGGGCGTGAGGGTTTCAACCGCTTGTCCAACACGCCTTGGACTGAGGCTGAAACACGGGTCGGTATGGGGCGAGTGCTTCAAGATGAAACACTCGGCATGGTATCACACAGGGCTATGCCATCGGGTGTAGTGGATGCACACCGAACAGAATTTGCCACAATCACAGGCTCATCGGCTAAATTTTTACAAGCCAAATCAATGAACACGGGGTTAGACCCTATCATCGGCTTGAACCATCACTCAGGCGACAGAACAAAGGCGGCGAATTCTGTTGAAGCCGTATATCAAGCGAGTGAATTTGGGGCGAGTGTGGGGAGTGAATTTTACCATCACAAAGGGAACAACCTGCACCTTAACGCTCACCCTGTTGATGTCAAAATTAACGGTGATACCGACAACCAACACTTCCCTGCGGTTGGTTGGGGAACAAACCTCAACATGAAAGACAAAGGCGAAGCCGAGCGTGGAACACTCCCCATCCCACTTCACGAAATTGCCGACCACCGACAAGTGCAATCCGATGTTGCACCTCGTTTGGGCTTGAGTGTTGAAACGCATAGCGAGTATTTAACAGGGGAAAACAGCGATTATGTGGTGACAAGCACAAAGGCTGTATCACTACACTCCGACTTGGCTGTGGGTCAAGTGTTCCCAATCACTCCATCATGGGTGCAGGACACACGATGGACAAAATACGGGGGTTCGGAAGGAAGCATCACAACAGACGCATCTCGCCCCGATGAAACATACGGGGGTCAATCCAATCCAAATCAAAAGGTTGCCAAACCAAAATGGTCGTTGAATGAGGACATGGACTTGGCGGCGGTGAGCAATCCGTTTAGTGATGACATTCTCCAAGCAAACGGTGTCGGTGTCCGTGATCATTGGGCTGTTCGTGGGTCGGCTGATTTGCCCGCATGGGGCGGGGTGTTTATCCTCCGCAAAACATGGCTTGAACGCCCTGAAAACACAGACGCTTTGCGGTCAAAGCAAGGGGGGAAGAATGCGGCAATCAAGTCACAGGTGGCACAACCTGTGCGAAAATATGCGGATTACATTGTTCGTATGGTGCGACCATTGAAGGTGTTTGGCTACACCACCAAGAACGATAGTGACGGCAACGACATGAATCAAGACGGGTGGTTGCTTGGGCCATACAGCACCGTCACCCAAGCAGGAAGCAAAGACCAACCATACACCCGTGACAAACGCTACGGTATGTTTGAAACGACAACAACAAGTCAAATTGGCGACATTCAAGGCATTTCTTCTCCCTACGATTCAGCACCAACGATTGAGTGGCCTGACGCTAACAACCGTGATGTTGTGTGGCATCTTATCCCATCAGCAAATATGCTTCAACACTTCAAAGCGGATGCTTCACGCAAAGACGCTGAGGGAAGAATTGTGCCATTGGTGGAAGCCCGATATTCACAAAGCACCCATGCAGGTGGTGGAGAATACATTTCACAAACAGAAACGGTATATGCAACGGATGACACGGTGGTGGTTAATCCATACCTCAAGCGCGACAAAGACGCTAATGCGGTTGTCAAGCAACCAAGCACAGCGATGTTGGCACTTGGTGCTAAGGCTGTGATTAAATTTGATGCAAAGAGTGCTTCGCCATCAAAAATCGTTGTTGATGATGCCACTTCGTTTGCACAATCGGGGGTGCTTGTCATCATCGGTTTGACGGGTCAAATCACCTATACAAGTCGCACTCATAACACATTTGACGGACTGACTTTGACATTTCAATGTGCCTCGGCTGATCTCACAGGCTATACGGTTCGTGCGGGCAAAAATACAGGTTCAGCCGTGTCAAAAATTGAAAACATAGCACCCACTTCACTCGGCTTGGTTGTGTTGCCCTCTTTGGTTGATAACGCTGTGTCGGTTGGTAAATTGCTTTCGGACAAATGGGATGCGACCACGAGTGACGATAGTGCAATCATCAATACCAACATGGGCTATCGTGGAATCGGACACTACAACCCATCTGACTTTTTCATGCTATCTGCTCAGACATTTGTGCTGAATGACGGACAAAACACGGGATTGATTTCATACAAACGGAACGCAGGAACAGGGGGAATGTCAAAGGTCTATGTTGATGGGACTGAAATGATACCCTCTCGCTTCCCACCATACCTCATTGATGCTACGAATCAAAAATGGCGGATCGCTAAAGCACAAAACAACGAGGGCGATGGTGATTTCTATGACACATTCTTGACATTCAAGAACCTAACAGAAAATTCACTTTCAGCGTCAGGGATGGAGATTAACAGTGTGCGACTTGGACACTTTATGGGTGTTGGGTTGCGAACCACCGATGCCGCCTTATTGTTGATGAAAGACATCATCAAATCCATACCGGGAATTGACCTTGAAAAATTCCGTGTGTTCCTTGAACAAAAAACCACCGATGCAGGTGTTTATGCGGATTATTCATCGGCTCATCATAGCACAGAAGTCGCACGACAAGCATTTCTATTCGCTCATCCAAACCTTCGTGATGCTATGCTACACAGCCATCACTTCATCAGTCGCAAAACACGAGGTATTGGTATTATGGATGCTTTGCGTGATTTGTCACGAATTGACGGCTATCAGTTATCATTGAGTGAAGAAGGGTTGTTGATTTATTCCCCTAACATTTTCATTGATATGGGGAGGCGGGTTGGAACAAGCAGTGGCCCTCGCAATATCAGCGTGAGTCAAATGCTTGAAATGGCAAACCAAGTGATTGTTGAGGGTGATGAAATCGCTATCAACGAAACGGTTCGGGCTTCTGTTAAGGACTTGGAACGCATGAAACGCATGGGCGGGGTTGGTGATGACGAAGGCGTGGAACGCACGCTCAAGACGAAGGTGTTGGGGGTAAAGGAACGAAGTGTTGCTCTCCGTTTGGCAAAGGGACTATTGCGAAGAACCGAACAAGGCTCGGCACTCATTCGTGTTGAAGGACTCATCAAATGCAGTGACATCAAGCCCGGAGAAATAATCCGTGTTGATTTCACAGCGGAAGCAATCAAAGGAGAATTCGTTGTCTTTGAAGTGTTCAACGACTACAACACAGGACTCACCGACATTGTGATGGGACAATACGAGAAGGGCATTGAAGGGCTGTTGGCTGATCTGCAAACATCAACATCCACGACGAGCGATGATGATGCCACAAGAACCGATGAACAAATTGACATTACCCTGAATGCACCAATCCAAGTGATTTCAGCACACCGTGTGATGACACGGTTCGTGAACGGGACTCGTTTGCTTATAGGCGGGCGATGGCGTGGCGAACCAACAACGAATCAATTGGGGGTCATCGGTGTGCGTGGTGGTGATACAGGTGTTCTAATCAACAATGGCGGTGGCTACGCTACAAGCACCACCACGATGACCGTTGATGGCGTTGATGCTACGGAGAGGTTCGCACAGCATGATGCGGTGTTGAACGCTAACCATGAGGTCATCGGATATATCAATTCCGTCACCGCAACCACCATCACTTTGAAGGCGGGAAGCCTCGTAGCCGTGTCCGACAACGAGAGGCTTCGTGTTTCTTCAAGTCGCCAATTGCCTATCGGACACTCCAAATCACGATTCTATGAGGTGAAATAATGCCCGTTTTAGACCAAATCAAAGCCAAGTTAGCCGAACACCTCCAATCACTTGTGAGCCAAATGAGTCTTGGCACTTCGGGTGGGCGGGCTACCACAAGGGATGGAGGGGCAGGTAATGTCGCCTTCTCCGTCACACCTACGGTTCAACGCATTGATGATCGCACCGTGTCGGTGACAGGCATATTTGACACTCAATTGATTGCAGCGAGCGATGTGAAAGAGGTCGTTGTGCATGGGGCAACCCCCCTTGACAACCCCGCATTTCGCGCATCGTTTGTGCCAATTAGCAAAAACCAAACCACCGAAATCCGTGTGGATGTGGTAATGGAAGTGAGATGATGCGTGACGATATTGCTCTCGTTGATTTGTATTCGGGTGGCGGTGGCGTATCGCAAGGGTTCAAAATGCAGGGTATTCCTACGGCATTAGCCGTTGATTATTGGAAGCCCGCTTTAGACACCCATGCTGCCAATCACCCCGAAGCCAAACATATACGGGCGGCAATTGGGAGTGATGAATTTGACAATGCGAGGTTGATGCAAGAAATCTTGGATGCGGTGGGTGGTCGCAAATATCACATTAACGCATCCACACCTTGCCCTGATTTCTCAAGAGCATCACCATTGAACATTGGTGATAGTGGACATGAGCGAGCCATGCGCGGTATGGCTCACATCAACAATTACGGCAACCTATTGGATATGTTGGAAGCAAGCGAAAACCCTCCTAACTCATGGTCTTTTGAGAATAGCCCAAAAGTCATACCGTATTTGATGGAAAACGCCACATGGAATCCTCACCGTAGGAGGTGGATGGATTCGCTTCAATCAATGCGAATGCCGAAAGTCACGGCAGCACAATTTGGCGCACCGACATATCGTGAAAGGGCGGTTCTTGGGCAGGGTTTTGACTTGTCTGACCCACGACTCCAACGACCTTCAACCACGCCATTAGATGCTTTACCACATTTGCTTGAAGAAGAACAAGAAATTCGTGGACACAAAGAAGAAACACTTGCTCAATTGGTTCAGCGCGGGATTATAAGACCTGATGTTGCTCGGTATTTGATGGGTGATGTGTTCATCAATGACACGGGTTCGGTTGATGTGGGAACGGGTGGGTCGGAATGGAATGACAACAGAAAGGGCTACACATGGAAACACACCTCCCCTGCATCGCAAACAATACCGGGTTTGATGTCCTCTAATCCTGCAACGCACATTTACAATCGTGTGCTGACTCCTTCGGAATTGGGTGTAATGCAGGGTTTCCCTAAAAATTACGATTGGTCGCCCACCGAAGGTCACAAATATAGGTCGGGTAAGAGCGTCACAGATGCCTCAACGGGTGTCATTGGGAATGTCTTTTCACCGTTTGTGACGAATCCCTTGGCAGAAAGTGTGTTAGACCACTTGAACAACCCAAGGCATATACAGACGAGATTATTTTGAGGTGAAAACATGGGAACAACAGGACTCGGAGAAGGACACGAAAAGACAGGCACAGGTGCGACATGGCAATCCGATGGATTGCGTGATACCGATGTGCTGTCCACCGCAACCCTCACAGGTTTCCTTGAGCGTGGCATTGGCAACGGTGTCATACCCATTTCCTTGACGGATTACAGCAGTGATTCGGGGGCGGGCGATAGGAACAATCCTATCAGCGGTAATTGTTGTGTCCGACCCAATGCAGGTGGTGACGCTAATGAGATATTTGTGGACTCAGGCGTGGTGTGCCTTGACGGTGTGTTCTATTCCGTTGGTTCAGCATCAGCGTTTGACATTGATACAGCATCCTATTACAACAGCCGATTCAATGCGGGCGGTATGGTGTTGCCATCAGCCCTCAACGAAGAGTGTTGGGTCTTGGTGATTGCCGATCCCGAATTGACATCCACGAACAACATTGGTTTGGTCTGTGGCACAGTCGTTGATACAAGCACAGGCATTTACCCACAGATGCCTTCCTCTCACCTCATCAAGCAATCGGTCATTTTGGGTGCTGTGCGTGTCACTTATGCTACACCACTGAATGTCGCTGCGGTTGAGGATAAGCGTGTGTTCATTCGTGGTGGGCCATTCCCCTTAACTGCGATGAAAGACCCATCGGGGAACGGCATTGACCCATCTAACGATTACGGCACTACGCCCGCATTGTCAGCGGGGGCTTTGCCCCTCACCGACTTAGGCACACTCTATGCTCGTGACCCCAATGGCTTTCAAGTGAGTGCAACAAGCATTCACGGTGATGGTGAAACGCACCTGTTCTTTCAAAGCGACCAAGCCATTGGCTCAGGGGCGGGCGGTGCATATCAATTGACTCCTGTTCACAAACAAGCAAAGGAAACCATTTCCTACACGGGTTCGGGTTCAACGGGTTCGCTTTCTTTTACCCCACTCGCTGACGAAACGGGTGGTTCAACACGACTCATCACAGCCGTTTGGTTTGGATCGGGTGATAGCCAAATGTGTCCTTTGAAAGAAGGCCCACACTTCACGGTGGCGGGCAAATTGATTACCTTCGGTGACTTGTCACTCACCGTCATTTCCCCTCTCGGCCCACTTGGTGTGGGTGAGGTTGAATTCTATTACACGCACGCAGGGTATTGATTGCCATGAAGCGAATGTTCCGAGCAAAATTGGAACAACGATGTGATTCGTGTCAAACCGTAGGGCTTGCTCGGAGAATCAATGGGTTTTATGCGGGGAGTCGGGATAGGATATTTTTATGGGAGTGCGATACCTGCGGTAATATATGGCGAAAAGCGAAGCCGAGGCTAAAGCCCATGCCTTCGCTGTCGGATTTGGAGTCTTGAAAGGCAAATTTCACGGCTACACTCGCAATCCATCCGAAGGTCGTGCTGAACGACAGGCTAAACGCAGGGCGTATAGCGTATCACGAAAGAACAAGGAGAAGCGAACACGAGCGAGGTATGCACGAAGCAAGGTTCGTGGCTCAGGGAGTGGTGCAAGACCACGCATGAGGCGTGACTTGGGTGCGGGCGGTGGTCGCATCAGCCGTGACCGTTAGAACAGCGTGCGTTGCTGTGGGAAATTCTTTGTCGCTATCAATTCCACCTGTGGTTGCTTGTTGCCCTTTGGCTTTCGGATCCATGGATGAATTTGCATTTCGGCATTCAGCAAGGCGTTGATGTATTCCTTCAAAGGTTCGCCCGTTTCTTTGCTATACAGGTAATTTGAAACAATGCTTGGGCCTTTGTGTTCATTTGCTATATCAATGGTGTCACGCTGCAATTGATCGAAGGTTTTGCCCTCCAATTGTTGTTCTGATCCTCCATAGGAAATGTCCCTTGATATGTAGGGTGGGTCAAGGTAAAGCAAATGTTCAGGCGTTAAGGCTTCGGAGGTTTGTCGCAAATCACCTGTGCGTATGTCCACATTCCGCAATCGTGATGCGTAGGGGTCAAGGTTGATTGACCCAACATCGTTTGGCATCACACGCTTTGGTTGGACTCGGAATGACGGGCGTTGTATTTTTCCTTCGGTGTAGGTTTGAGGTTCTTTGTCCCAAGGCTTGTAGGTGAACATCCCATTCCTGTTTGCTAAATTTGCACCAACCAATAAGTGAGCCATACGCATCAAATCATCATCATCCAATTCTTGCCCCATGACATCCCTGCGATAGCGAATTTCATTCAATTCAGCAACCATACGCTCAAGATCGTCTTGGTCTTGGGCGATATTGACATCGCCCATCCCCTGTTTCAATTGAGCCATAAGGTTCGTCATGTCAGGGTTAAGATCAGCATACAGTCCTCGTGCTTGTGGGTCGTTCATGCCAAGAATGAACGAGCCACTTCCACCGAATAACTCAGCGGGGATAAAACGACCACCCAAAGGCTTGGTTAAGGCTCGGAATTGAGGCATGATTGAAGTCTTGCCTCCTTCCCAATTCACCACCGTAGGCAACATTTCTTGTTCGGGATTAGTGAACCCCTTCAAACGATGAAGGGGCGCACTGCTTCCTTCGGCAAACATACGAGTCCAAGGTGTCCCCTTTCGCTTACCACCACCCGACCAAGGCAGTGCGGGCAGTGTCGTGCCTTGCGTGTAATCATCCAAAATGCCACGAATGATAGGGTCAATTTCATCAATGTCGTCATATTCACGGCCATTCCAAACAATGCCTTTCATCAATTCCCAACCCCGTGTGAAAGCACTCATTCTTCTTCACCACCGAATTGGTCTTGATGATAACCACAATAGCCATTGTCCAAAGCCCTTTGCTCGCATCGCCTTTCCTTACGCTTTAGCGTTCCTTTGCACCTGTATTCTTCAGGCAAATCACGATTGCACTTCCAACAAAGACTTGGTGTTTCTTGACTACGACGCAAACGCTTGGGTGTAGCCTTGTGTCTTTTACCACAATTTGCACAGGAAACGACAGGCATCATTCTTCCTCCGTAAAATCCAATTCAGCAAAAGCCAATTTTCCTGTGTTGGCATCAACGAAACGAATGCGGCCACGCTTCCTAACGACCACGAATAACTCTTGACATCGCTTTGCTTCTTCAAGCGACCATCGTGCTATTTTGTGGTGATCACCTTTGCGATAGGCTGTGTATTTTTTGATGGCGGTTGCGATTTCTTGATGAAATCCCCTGACCTTGTTCCACCGACACAAATCGGCTAAGGCGTAGCGTTTGCCTTCATTTTGAAGCACTTCGGCACTCGCTGTTTGTGTCAAACGAAGGAGGTCTGTGGTGTTGTCACCAATGAAATCCTTTGGTAAATTGTGAGCAACAAAAACGCCGTTGGAGTCAAATTCAGCGAGTGATTTTTGTTCGCATCGTGATAAGCGTGGTATGAATTCAAGGTCGGTATAGACCGTTTCGTGTTTGCCGTCAAAGGTGGCATAGAGGATTGGGGTGAAGTCGCCCCGATAGCCTTGACTTTCAATATCGCCATCAAAAACAACGGCCAAACCCACCACTTTCATCACGAACCACCCCACGCCAATACAACGAAATTACGACCACCCTGACCCGACTTTGATATGGTGACTTGTCTTGAGTCCTTCAATGACTTAAACCTCCTTTGTGCCGTGATGTTCGCAATACATTGTTGGGTCGCATACATATCCAACAATTCGGTTTGCATAACCTTTTCCACCCCATCGCTTTCATCCGTATAGCGTTTGCACGCATTGAATGCACTTGTCCATGCCGCACGCTGAGAAGCAATTTTCTTCTTCTCGGACACATTTTGCTTTTGCTCAAGCCAAATGATGAGGTTGTGAAAATTGTCGTAAATCATTTCCGAAGCCATCATCACATGATCCTCCGTCAATACGGGAGAACGCATAATAGTGGCAATCAGGTTAGTGAATATCATTGTGTAATTTTCAATGTTGGGGATAAAGGAGAGGGCTGTTTCACGCACATCGTCACTTGAAATGCCGTGAGCCAATTGATAATAGTCATCGGTTGCGTTGAGCAACGCTGCCGAATAACCCGGTGATACCTCAAACAAATCGTAGGCGTGTTCCATCGCCGCCTGTTCTCTTTCTTGGTCGCTCAGTCTTGTCCACTGTTCACCACGACTGATGGTGTAGGTGAAGGCATTTCCTTCTTCATCAACACGCTCAACCACTTCATCCGTTAGCCCCATAGCGTCAAACAGACGACCCTTAACCAAGTCCACACATTGTTCAATGTAGGTGGCGAGAACATCATAGTCCATGATTCTCCCATCGGGTCGCACATACGCACCGCCCACACGGTGTTCACTCACGGTTTGTCGTTGCTCGGCAGTGATGTCGTTTTGATACAGGAACACACGCTGAAAGAAACCCTTGTCCAACACATGAGCCATGATGTCTTTTGGAGGGAAAGTCGTCATCCACAAGGACACCCCTGATGGCGTGTGGACTGACCCACCCACCAAGTGCTTCACCAATACATTCGTGCGTGACCCCAAGGGTGCCATGGCCTGTTGCAGATAGAGAATTTTATCGCTGAAATATGCCTTCTGATCGTTGAGCAACACACTCGCCTCGTCAAAGAGCAGGGTCTTGTAGCCGTTGAGCAAACCCGGCACAGTGATGTGGTTGATTTCACCCGTAGGGCGACCATCCTCACCGATAACAGGTTGCTCTTGGACTGTTCCAATCAATTTTGCATCCGACCCTGCGGTGAAGGTTTCGCTCTCAATGCCAAGTGCCTCAAGAAGTCGGTCTGTGAATTCCCAAGCAATTGATTTACCTGTCCTTGATTGTTGAATCCAATAGGTGTGGACACGACAATCAATGTATGTGCCGTGAATAGGAATACGCATGAATGGCGCACATACCTGACCCATGACAAAGAAGAAAGAAAGAAGCCCTGCGAATTCATTGAAGAACGACACGGTATTGAAACGCTCAATGTAGCCACGAATAAAACGAGAACCATCGTTGTCGGAATTGACTACACCGTAGTCATCCCATTTTCTCGTCAAATCCTTTACCGATTCAATGCCGTTCATATAGACCAACCCCTGTGCTTTCTCGCCTAAACGCTTCTCACCTTAAACCTACGCCATCGTTTTACGATGTGTCTGTTTTACCACAGGTTGCTCACTCGTCAGGGCTTGGTGCAAATCCTCCGCACGCTTTTTCCCAACGCCTTCAATGTTCATCAATTCCCTCTTCGTAGCACCTGTCAATTCAACAATTGAACCAAAGTGTTCAAGCAAATTCTTGGCGATGGTTTCACTACATCCCAACGCCCTGAGTCCGTCAATCCGAACATCTTCCGAGCGTGTTTTACGCAGGGTGCGTAGGGTATTGCTTGAACCAAGCGTGCCATCTTTTTGACAACGCTTGACAATCCATCGTGCGGCAGCGGATGCTGTTGAAAATTGCATAATTGTAATATCGTAATCCACATCAAAGCGAGCCAAAGAACCAATGTAGCGAGCCTCCATTTGTGCATAGGATGCGCTTTTGTTGCCTCTTTTACGCAACGCAGCAACATATTGATCCACAGTCCCGTGAATCACCAACACCATGCGTTCAAAATTATCATCCATGTTCGCCAATTGATTTTGCAGGTGTCCACTATGAAGTGAATTGAAATAATCGTGAATGGATTTGGCTTCAATGCCAAGTGAACCAAAGCAATAGTCTGTAATCAAATTCTCCTGCATTTGATAGGCAATTCCTTCTTTTTCGCAGTGCTTTATCACACCCTTCTCAAGTCCTGAGCGTTCACGATAGTCAATGAACAGGGTTTTTTCGGTCACTTTCGCCCCCTCCGCCTGATAATGTGCGTAGGGTTGTAGCATTCGTGGCAAATGTCATGCAACGGATGCAAAACATTCGTTGAACGGTTGCACCGCTTACAAATCAGCATTTTTTTCACTTTCATCCCCCCTTTGTGCCAATGTCAATTCTTCAAGCCTCGCTCGGTTGAGCAGATCGGTGACAAGCATAGCCCACTTAGGATCACCCGTGATGGCTACGGTTTGACGCTTTTGACAAACATCAAACGCCCCTTCCATTTCTTGACTCTCACGGAATCCCCATTCGGGTTCATCATAACCAAAGTCAGCCCATGTGAATTCTTTTTGCATGGCTCTCAATTCGTCTGTTTGTGCTTCAACCTGAGTGGCTTTCTTGCGAATAGCCTCCAATTTTTTCTTTCGTATTTCTTCAATATCAGTCAAATTATTCACCTCCACTGCCATCATAAAATGGACAACGACCTAAGCAATACCCCTTCTCGTAAAGCGTGCGACATGAAGGGGTAATGTAAAAATTGCTGACCCCAATGGACACATACCTTCGTGTTATTTCTTCATTGTAATCCGACCATTGAAGGTCGTTGATGAACGAACACACGCTTTCCACAATGCTTTCGTTAGACACTTGTGCTGAACGAGGGGGGCGGGCAAACGACCTAAATCGGTCTTGTAGGAATATCATCAAATACACTCTCGCTTCGTGCGGGGGGTTGCCACCAACATCACAAGCGGATGCCGCAAGACATGGCAACACATTGATTGAGCCGACTTTCTTCATGTCAATATCAACGGGCTGTGCTTCAAACGGCTTATCGGGATCGCGTTGTTGTATTTCCAAAGTCATGCCCTTTGACCCATAAATAATCATGCCACCTTGAGGTTTCAATGCCCGGTCAAGAATGTCCTCCCATGTCAAATCAAAGTCCTCAGTCTTGAGAGGGAAGCCCCACAGACCACGCTTGAAATTGTAGGTGTTGGGGATGCGAATGTGACGGTCAGGGCGGAACGATACAACCGGGTCAAGTGTGCTTAACGACCACTCTTTGACCCACCCCTCCACGAGCCTCCTGCCTGTCGTCATCAAGTCTGACATACCTCGCCCATCGGGGTAATGTGTTCGGTCAAGGTTCACCCACACATGAACACCCCCACCCGTGAACCACATGGCGTGCTTGAAATCGTTGCTCAGTAAATGGTGGTGAAGCATGGACACTTCTTGGAGGCAACGATTTCCTGCCTCGCTATCACTCCGCCCATTCACCTTTGCGCGCTCATAGTCAAAGTCCATCACAAAGTGCGGGACTACGGCTGTGGTGTATTCAGCACGCTTTCCTGTCCCCTTCAATGCCCTAAAGCCATAGACCGTAGTGGTGAGGTTGTCAGCACCGTTGGTTGCCTCAACATAGCGTTGTAATTCATCCATTGAATGAACGACCTTGCGCTTCCGCATATCCACTTCACGAGGAAAATGACGGAATAAGTGGCTCATGTCAATCACCAATCAAATAATGTTCGTTGCTCTTTGCTTCGCCCGCTGATCATTTCAATTCTCTTTGGCATCAAATCAACATATTCGGGATTCAATTCGCACACAATTGCTTTACGGCCATGTTTGAGTGCGACTCCTGCCGTTGTTCCTGAGCCACCAAAGGGGTCAAGGACTGTTCCGCTTACGCTCAATTCGCATTCGCATTCGCATTGTTTAACAAGCCCTAAGTCAATGGTTTCGCTCTTTACCTTGATGCCTGAACGAATGAAAATTTCTGTCATAGCCTTGTCGTATGTGTCATCCAAGTCAAGCAATTGTTTCAAATCCATCCAATTTTCAGCGGGTGGATAACTCCCTCCTTTCGTGAGCCAATGGTGTGCTTGCCATGTGCCAAAAAAGTCCTCAACCTCTTTAATTGTCAAACCCGCTTTCTTTCTGTTTTCTTGGAGGTATTGGCGCAATTCTTCGTGGTCGGGCAAATTCCTATCCTCTATGATTCGTGTTAATTTGCTGACCCTCTCCCCATCAACGATTTCATAATTCGGAATCACGGAATCGGGGTTCAAATTGCTTTCATTCAATTCTTCAAGCGACAAAAAGCGTTCTTCTGTCTTGAATTCCCTCTTATACGGAGTCAAACAAGACGAACAAACCTTTGGTGGACAGCCCGCAAGAATACAAGGCTCAATCAAATCAGGTGGATAAACAGCAAAATGTGCTTCGGAATAAGGTAAAACATTGACAGTCCACACCGAATGGCGATTTCTTCTCATTTCGTGTGAATACGGGGTGTCAAACACTCGGTCTTTCATCATGGATTGGGTTTTAATCCGTTTAACCACTTTGCCCCTTTTACCTCCATATGAATCAGTCGTTCTTTCTTTTACCGCTTCGTGATCGTAATGGTAGTGTTTTGATTTTGACAATAGGAAAATGTATTCGTGTGCCTTTGTGCATCGGTCTTTGACAGACTCAGGCATGGGATTGGGCTTATGCCAAACAATGTCTTGGCGCACCCACCAACCATCATCCTGCAAAGCAATAGCCAAACGATGCGGTATCATCATCAAATCCTTCGGTTTGAAGGTTTCATGGGAATCATCCGTTGGCCTTGTTTGTTTTGAGCCTCCGATTTGATGATGACCTTTGTTGAAGGATTTGCCTTCGGCCACCCGCGCTTCTTGGTATGCTGAATCGCCTTGTCCACTCGCCCCTTTGCCACCCCAATAGGAATCGCCCATGTTTAACCACAAAGTGCCGTCATCACGGAGAACCCTTCGCACTTCACGGAAAACATGAACGAGGTTTTGAATGAATTCTTCGGGTGTTTTTTCTAACCCTATTTGAGAATCCACCTTAATCGCACCACATTTGGTGCAATCGCCACTATCAAGGGCGGAATTGTTGCTTCCTCTCCCCTCACGATCAACAAAATTTCTATTGTTGCCTAACACAACGCCTTCATGTTCACAATCCGGGTCGCCCCCCTCCCACGAACCTGTGCCATAATCCCTCAAAGCGTAATAGGGCGGGGAGGTCACGCAGGTATGGATGGATTTTTCAGGCAATTCCTTCAAGCGTTCAAGGCAATCGCCCTCAAGCACAAAACAATCGTTTAGCAATTCTCTCATTTTTCTTCCTCCAAGTGTTTAGTGTAGCGAGGACAGAATTCTTTCAATCCGCACCAAGGGTCGCAAATGTTGTATTGGCGATATTCAGGGATGAGAGCAAACATTGACCCCTCCCCGTCGCCTTTGTATCGCCTGTGCATACGAATCAGGTTGTGCATATCAGCGAGCATTTCACCGATTTCTTTCACCCTAACGGGTTCAACATGACGGAATACCTCGCTTTCTTCTGTTTCGCCTTGAAGTCCCTTTGTGTGATCCCAACCCCAATGAGTGATTCGTGCTGAATTGTCCGTTTTGCGAAGCAACCAAACATAAAACGCCATTTCCTTCCTCATGCTGTTGTATTTGTATTCCTTATCCTTCCATAGACCCGTTTTCAATTCGTGAATGTGAAGTGTGCCGTCAGGGTTGGTGAAAATTCTGTCAATGAACCCTGTGAAGTGAACCAATTGCTTGATGCCATCCACCTCAATCTCAACCACATCATCAACCAACAATTCGTTGCCTGTTGGCAAAAAATTGTCGGGATCTGACGACAAGAAGCGTTGCACCTCAGCAACACGATAGCGGTCTAAGTGCAAATCCTCATCAAGTGTGAAAACCTCTTGGGGCTTTTTGAGTCCCGTAGCATCGGGCATACAATTTTGAAAATACATATCCACCTTATCGGCATCAAGACCCTTTGCGTATTCAATGTCCACATTGTCATAGAATTGCTCAACAATATCGTGGACATTTGTTCCTCTCAGCATATCATCGTTCTGTGGCTCTTTCATGCCAATGATGCGACCAATGAAGTATTGTTGAGCGCAAAAGGTGGAGTCGCCAAGTGAGGATTTGCTCATCCTCAAAATGTAATTTTGCTTCATGCCGGGATGCCATGCGTATGTTGAAAACAACCCTTCACGGTTCGGCACAGGATAGGCTCTTGGTGGTTTGTGTTCAATCATGTATATCACCATAGGGAAACAGGTCTTGAGGCATCGGCTGTGGGTTCACTCCAACCCATAGCCTCATAGATAAGTGCAACGGGTGCAATCACTTGTTTTTGCACGATTGTTGTCAAATCAAGTGGGAGTGAAGCCAATTCCTCATCGGTGCGATATGCTTCAATTCCACGCTTTGTGTAAAGGTGTGGGACTCCATCGCCATCCTTGAAGTGCAAATGCTTGGGTGCTGTGAGGTTGTATTTCTTCGCCGCCCCCTGAAAGCCACCCTGCTGTCCGTATTTTTCGGGGTCTTTACCTAAGCGTGAACGCATAGTCAAGTGTTTGCGAGGGACAGAACCCGACTTGACTTCTTTGATGATGCCATATACAATGTCATCAATGGCATCACGATCAGCCAAGTCCCGACACAACGCCATGAACGCTTCGCCCTGAACACGCTTAGTGATTCGTGATGCGTTGCTCTTTTTGTATTCAAATCCTGTCACATGGAGTGATTCTTTCGGCCAAACGACCCAACCAAAATTGCGGTTCTTCTTTGCGGCAATCCATGCTTTCATAAATTTCTCAAATTCAACAACAAACCTGTCGCTATCAAATTCCTTCTGTATGATTTGTGTTAAACGCTCGGCAATTTCCTCGCCGTTAGCGTCACCGATTGAAATGTAGGCACTGTCGGTGTGACCTGCGAGGGCAGGATAACCCATGTCATCACATATTTCCATAAGTCGCCCGACCAACGAGCGACCAACATAGGTAATGGCTGATGCGACTTCAAGGTGGCTCTCACCGTGTCCTGTGTGTCCCATCAGGCCATAGACTGACGCTGCCGCGCGCTTGAATGCCAATTGGAGTGTGTTGAAACCCGCATATTCCTGTGAAGTGGGTTCGTATTTTTTCATTTGGGCTTTTGCGTCATTCCTCGCCTCAGCGAGATCAATCTGCAATTGGGGAAGAACACCCATTTTACCTTGATACCAAATTGAACCGTTGCCCAATGTCCGTGTTTCGTCACCAACCTCGTAGCGAATTGTTTCGGGACTGATGTTGTTTCCTCGTTGGATTTCAGCATACATAGCCCGGAAGTCAAAGACACCTACATTGGTGAAACGACCCACTTTCGGTTCAGCCACAAAGCCACCCGACAATGCACCATCCGTTCCTTTGTGATATGTCCCGGTTGGCGATGCCCATGTTGCTCTCCTGCGTAGGAGTCCTCGTGCGAAACGACTGACCGTGAACACGGATGAGAATGATACCCCACAGACACGCTGTAAAGCCATGAAGAAGCGACTGACATGGTATTCACGGTCAATCCTATCGGTGAGCAAAATGTCGCCCCTGTGATACGCACAGAACGCCTCAAAATCCTCCAACCACATATCGTGGTGGCTCATGCCCTTCATGTCCACTTTCCACCACTCAGGGTTGTTGGGGAACAACAATTCCCCCACCGCACCAAGTCGCCTGTCGGACAATTGACCGTTTCCTCCATCACGCCACACACGCTCAAAGCCATGATTCCTGTCAGCCAAGTCAAGAGTCATGCGACCAAGCATAATCTGTGTTCCTTCTTGATAGACACCTGAGCGCGGCAAGTGAGTCATTGGTGGTGAAGCACATTGAATTGGCGAAGCCCAATCCAACGAAAGACCGTGATGCTTGAACCGCTTGTATAGCATCGGCCAATCAGCACGATTTCCTGCCCATGTTGTAATCAAGTCAGGGTTCAATTCCTCAAAGGCTTGTGCAAACGCCTCAAGCATTTCCTTCTCGGAACGATATGGATTGAGAACACCCTCATATGTCGGATGCCAAGACCATGTGCGAGCAACCACACCATCGGTGGTGTAGCCGAGCATGGTGATTTCATTGTCTTGATTCCACTCCATGTCAAAGCCACCCGCCTTAACGATGTTGTCAAACCAATCAGGCATATCACCTGCCTCGTATGTGTCAATGCAAAAACGATCAACGAAGTGAATGTCAGCCTCCCATGTGTCACCTGCGATTTCTCGCATGGCTCGTATGTCCTTTGAGGTCGGTGCAACCACTTTTCGCAGTGTGCGACCATGCGGGTATTCTTTGCTTGGGAGTGAAGTGGCTGTGTCCTCAGTCAATTCCCAACCGAAGAAACGAGCATCATACATTTGAGTCAAACGCTCTATCAGGCGTTCATCGTCAAGCACATAGAAATACGGTGCGAAGTCATGGTGTTCCTCAACCAATGACCCGTCAGGCTTTCGCCACCGAGTGAAGATGCGTTCTTCTTCGTCATTCGTGATGTATCGCTCAACAATCATTGTAATCACTCGGCTTCTTGCCGAGGTGCTACAATGACGGTTGTGCCGTGTTCCTGACCCTCAACGGCTTCGTGACGAAGCAGGAGAGGCGTGTCAGCACCACACGACAAATGGATGACACCACCACTCGGCATAGCCTTCAGTGCATCCAACAACCAAGAACCAAACCAAATGGATGTTTCTTCTTCAAGACAGTCACTTTGAATCGCTTCAATCGTGTGTTCAATGCGAATACCATCACGCTGAACCACATAGACCAATTCATCGCCCGACACAATCAAGCAAAACAACGCCCCGCTGTTGATTGACGAACCGATTTTTTGTAATGCACGAACCGTGTTTGATTCAAATTGGTATTTGTATGCGAAGTCCGATTGGCCGAAGCGAGCGTAGTCAGAACCCCGTGATTCCTCAAGGGTGTTCAGCAATTGTTCAACGCCCGCTGACGAAGTGGCCGAAGCCAATGTTGGAATGCGGAAGAACGACCCACCTGACATGATGGTGAGGGTATCACCGTCACAGGAGAGTCGGATTTCGTTTTCCTCCGTTTGTGGTAAATCCTTGACGAGAGAAATGATTGTGCCGATTTGACCCATGACAATGTTTCCTCCTTCAACAACATCAGCACCCGCCCAACGATTGATGAAGAAGGCTCGGTCAGCCGTTCCCGATGCGTAAATGCGTTGGGTTTCTTCATTGGCGTGGAGAACAAGATCATCCATAGCCGAGAAGCCCGACATGAACGAATTGAAGTGGTTGCGATTGATGACGACTTGAACCATCACTCATCACCTCCTGCGATGTCAAATTCACCTTTCTTGAGTCCATCCCAACCATACCATGTTCCGCCCTCGTTGTTGCGTTCAAAGAGCAAATGTCGGCCACCTGATTGGAGAGAAGTGCGGTTCGCCACGACTCGTGCATAACCACGCACAACGCCCGTCAATTCACCGTTCTCATCCCGTTCCTCTTCAATTTCGGTATAGACCACTTGTTGAAGGTGTCCTTCGGTGTCCTTGAGCCACTTGGGTGAGTCCTGACCCACCAATTCGTTGCCCGTGTTGTCATAGGCGGGTTTCATGTGAGTGATAACATACGAATGAACACCACCACGACACAATTCACGGAGAGCGACCATAGCGGTTTGGTATCGGGTCGCACGAATGTTCCAATTGAAACGACCAATCTGTGTGGTTGCCTTCTTCCCGGCCACAGCAATACCATCAACGCCCAATTCAAGATCATCCACCTTCATGCAGGTTTCAGTGATGTGAAGCCAATGGTCTGCCCCATCAAACACGACAGTCTTGAGGTATGGCTTGGGCATTTTACCATGTTCCATGAAGAAATTGTTCTGTTCCTCCATTTGTGCTTGTGCCGCCTTGAGAATGTCAATGGTCTGCTGAAAGGTTGCAGGGAAATCATACGGCACACGACTGTTTCCATAATTGAAAACCCACGGATTGAGAACAACAATGTTTGCCGCCTTATCCTTGTGGTGTGCCGCCTTCGTGGTTTCACCACCAAGGTCAAAGTCAATGTGCCAAATTTCAGCACCATTGGCGATTTCATCAGGGGTGAGGCTGTCAAGCACCATACCCGTTTTTCCCGTTTTGGGATGCCCTGCGATACCGCACATCACGAAGGTGTCTTGACGGACAGCCATAGTGCGTGCTGATTGAATCATACGAGCGATGACCGGGTTCATGTTAGCCGATGCTTTGAATGTGGGTGCTTCGTGAGCAACCGCCTGTGGCTTCGGCTTGGGTTGTTGTGGTTTAGCCTCAGCCTGTGGCTTTGGCTGTTGTGGTGTGGGCTTTGCTTGAGCCTTCGGCTCAGGCTTTGGTTCAGCACCCTTGACGGGTGGCTCAAAATTGCCCTTCTGTTCCTTGAATCCATCCAAAAATCCTGTTCCTGACATCACTCATCACCTCCGACACCAAATCCACCGAGATTGCCGAGGTCATTGGAGTCCTCGCTCGGTTTCTGTGCGGGAATAGATTTGTTGGGAATGGCGTAAATGCCATGTGCGTTGATTTTGACGACATCCTCACCGTTGGTGTTGGTATAGGAGTCGGTGCGACCAACGACCCAAATGCGAGAACCACGAGCGTAGGGTAGCCACTCGCCACCCTTCAACACATTCATGGCGTTGAATTTGTCGTGGTGGATGCCACTCACACCGATGCCAATGCGAGCGTTGGGATCTTCTCGTCGCAACACCTGATTGGAGATGGAGAGGTAATAATCACGACCCGTTGAATCCCATTGGGACTCACGACCTTCGTGATTGATGTCCATGACACCCCCAACGATGACAACCAAAGCACCATCGTAGCGTTGCACACCGTTCCTGTCCACATAGGACTCGGTTCGGTTTGTCATGTGATGGTCAAGCAAATCACCGAGATTGACGAGTGCTTCTCCACAGGTTGTGAGGAATTGCTCAGGTTTGAAGAGGGATGCACCCGCTTCACGATTCTGTTCGGGAATCCAATCAAGACCGTAGGCACAGGCAGGGTTGCTCACGGACAGCGTTGCCCCTGAGCCATTCCAACCCTCAGCGTCAAATTCGCCCTTGATGAGAACAGGTTGCCACAATTTCCAATCGTGATCTGCCGCCTCCCATTGACCTTCAACCTTGACGGTGATTGGCCCTTCGGACAAGAATTTCTCTTTGGTGTTGCCGTGAAAAGTCCAAACACTCTTCGTCATGTAGGCGAGTGTAGGAGTGTTGTCGGGCTTGAGCATGGAGATGTTCACCTTCTCGTTGATGGGAATGACCCACGATGGTTGAGAATCGGCATCCTTATCGCTTTGATACACACCTTGAGAGTGTTCAATGAGCCATTTGCCGTCTTTGGTGAAAGCACGACCAATCCCGACCTTGTTGCCGTTGTAGGTGAACCCGTTGCGAATAGCACCACTCAAATCAGCCGTTGCGATGTCAATTGCCATGTCACGCTTTCGCTTCATCATGTCAGTCCTTCGGTCAAAGCCGATGAAAGCACCGACCCATTCCTCACCACGACCACCGCCAACGCCACCGCTTGAACCACCCGAAGGTCGCACAGCGAGAACGAACATATCCGCATAGTGATTGAAGTCCTCATCCTCAAGGTTCAGCGCGTCTTGTCCACATTCAGCCCACATATCAGGGAAAACCTCTCCCATCCACGAGCCAAAGGACTCAAGGGCTTCTGCCCTTTCAACGCCCAAAATGGTGGCGGCTTCTTCAATACATTCATATCCAATTTCTCTTTCTTCTGTCAATTTTAACACCTCTTGTTATAATCCCCAATCATTGATCGGAGGAATAGGATGTCGCCTGATACCCAATCAGCCGATTTTGCCGCCCACTGACCGAGAATCAGCAGGTGGAGAAGGGCGATTTGGATGCCAATGTCGCCCGCTTTGTATTTTTCCATGCACGCTTCGTGTATTGCATCAATAACCTCGTCACGCACAACGCCCTGACGGTCAATAATGTCAATTTGAGTGAAACAATCCTCCCATTCGTGCTGAACGATGGAGTCATAGAGTGCGATGACCGCACTATAATCCTGTGCGATTGTGAGGGCGAGTGCCTTTGGGTCTGTTGGGTCACAAATTTGCATGGTCTTTAGGCACGCACGCAAGTCACCGTTGGTTTTACCAATCAAGGATTTGACGCTATATACCCAATCCTGCGGGAAATTCTCGGTTTCAATGACATTCTCCAAGAAAGACTCGGCATCCTCGCCTTCAAGCCCACCAAAATTGTATGTGGGGAGTCTTGAGCGAAGTGCAGGGATGATACGGCTCACACGGTTGCAGGTGAGAATCCATAAAGTGTGTTTGCTCGTGATCTCAATGATTTGTCGCATGGACTCCTGAGCATCGTTTGTTAGACCATCGGCTTCGTCAAGGTTGATGACTTTGAAATTAGCACCCGTAGCCTTCTGTTCAGCCAAGGGCTTTAGGCGTTCACGGACAAAATTGATGCCTCTATCATCGGAGGCGTTGAACACATGAAAATTGGCTTCAAAAGCCGAACCAAGCATATCCTTGGCGATGGCTCGTGCGGCGGTGGTTTTACCCGTTCCCGCCTTACCGTTGAAAATGACACCACCACAGCGGAGAGAACCTGCCACAGCCCATGACTGAGCGTCTTTCTTCAAGCCCTCAAGCCCAACCATGTTCCTCATCGTATCGGGTCGGTATTTGAGCCACAATTGCGTCATCGTCATTCCTCCGTTAGCACCCCTGCCAATAGGGTCTTGTGTATAAAAGCATCGGTGTCAAAACAAAGCCCCCTGATTTGCACCTCTATGGCTCGCAGTGCTTTGTTTTGTGTCCGATTTGAACAGCGTTGCTTTATCATACATGGTGATAAATTCCCAATCCTCGTTTTTGATATTCAAGCCCACCGAGCGAACAAAATCCTCGTTCTGAGCCAAGCGGTCAAACCACCCACTTTCCGAACCTCGCAAACCGAATGCCTTGAGCAACGAAGAAGGCACAGGCTTCTGTCGTTTGTCGGGAAACACCAAGCGTTTGCGACTTGTTCCGTTATGCGAAAGCGCGATTATGTCAGCGAGCAAACGGAACGGGATGCGATGGGCGAATTCACGCGCACACATTTCAAGCGCGATGTTGTTGGGGAAGGTTCGCAACAAAACATGAAGTCCGAAGAGAATGTTTCCTTTCGTGTGCTTGATGGCTTTACCAACAACGGCACGATCCCATTCGTTAGTGTATAACCTCAGCACATCAAACAGCCCGGTTGGGAGTGGTGCTTCGTATTGAGAATCCGAATTCGGACAGACGGCAAACCAATCCACCGCCTCTTCTGTGGGCGTTTCGTCATAAAGCATCATCATCATCCTCAAACACATTCAATGCCTGTTCAACATCCTCGTGGAATTTCAATTCGGGAACACGCCCATTAAACCGCGCTACAAGAAGCCACCCTTCAGGCTCTTTGGTAAAGTCCCGCCAAGCCTTTGTGATTCTCAGCATTTTTTGAAGATGCACCGCATCAGTGAATTGATTTTGAACGGGCAAACCGTTCTCCTTCAAGACCAATTGAACGGCTTCGGGTATCGTGTTCCTCCCAAAAAGAATACATTCGGGTCGGATTTCATAGCCCGTTTGGTTATTTGTGGTGAATCGCACACCTATGCGGAAGCGTGCGTTGGTTGCGAGCAACAGCATGGTAATTGTTTCTTCATCAATCAAATAACCACCTCACGGGTAGCGGTTCTATTCCTCTCTCTTCGGAATCCACTTTCATGCGACTCCCAATGTGATCGTCCCCTGAATTGTTGTGGGCTAAATGGTGAAAAACAATGTCCCTTTGTAGCATATCCCAACAGAAAAACGAATTGTTGAAAGAGGCGGTATTGCCGTCAAAGGACACCTTTTTGTCCACTATCAGCAATTGAATGTGATGCCCTTGTTGTTGATGTTTCGTGAAGAAATCCCCAACCTCTTGATAATTCAAAATGGGAAGCCCCATCACCATAGCAAAGGGCTTCCCCAAATCAAAAAGCCTCTTGAAAACATCCAATTTCCTCGTGAAAGGAGGGTTTGAAATGATGTAATCGTATTCTTCTTCGGGTTCGTATTGAAAGAAATCCTTCCCCTCCCAAATGTGAGAATGGATGACTTTGAAATTTCGTTCCCGCAAAATTTCAACAAACGCACTTTTATCGGTATCAAAAGGACACCAAACCGTTGTTTCTTTAGGGTTCCCAACAATGTGGGGGAGGATGGCTTCAACCAAAATAGGAGGCGTGTAGTATTCGTCTTTCCTATTCCAATTGCTTCGCTTGAAATAATCGTCAGCCATCCACATCACCCGCCAACCACTCCAAGTCCTCAACAGCAACGACATCGCTGAATCCCGCATTGGACACAATGCCAACAATAGACCCTGATATTGAAATCCCACGATGATCGTAGTCGGCGTGGTGCAATTCAACCTCAACAAATGTCGCCCCTTTCATTTGGGCAACCTCGCCCACGAAAGCCTTTGAGGGTTCGGTTAGCCTCGCCAACCGCTTCTCCATTTCAATGTCCTCGGCTTGAATTTCCCCCACTTCATAATACGAGTCTAAGCCATCACGAGCCGACACGCGCCAACGATTCATCACTAAACCACGCACATGGTCTTGAGTGTAAATACCTCCAATCACCCGGAGGATTTCACCCCTGCTCTTTGTGCTAAAACGCACCACTTCCTCTTTGGTGTTGTTGTATGTCAATTTGCCATCACGAGCATAAAGGAAAGCCACGCTATTTGGTGGCGTTTTGTGCTGAATCTGTTGAGGGTTCTCGCACCAATACATTGGCTTGAAGAAATTGGGCAACGAAGCGTGTTCCTGCAACCAATCCCGTCTTGTTTCAAAGTCCTCATCGTGATGCCCTTCTTTGTGGTAAAGGACATCCACCAAGCGTAGCGGGAAGTCATCCTGAACAACGCGCTCAATGAGGTAAATACCATCGCTGATGAGTGAACCCAATTCGTGTTGGCCCTCTATCGTTTCCTCAAGGAACAGTCCATTGACATCGCACATGAGAATCATGTCGCCTTCTTTGTGAATAGTGAGCCGTTCACCACGAATCACCTCAAGGTATGCACCGAAGCGTTCCTTGATTGGTGCTTTGACAGGCAAAGGAATAACCAACGGGCTTCCGATTGAAGGCACACCAATGAGATCGTTTCCTTCTTTGAGGCGTTGAGCCAAAGTCACCAACGGGATGAAATTGGCTTCACGCTTGAGCCGTTCATAGAACAGATTGTAGTGATTGGCGAGAGCCGTGAGAATGTGATACCGCCTGAAAGGATTCCTCCTTCGTATCATGCGGATAAGAAGCCAATAGGCATCACGCTGATTGACACGCCTCAACAGCCCGTTCATAATGACTGACCGGGTTTTGTTGTTGTCAGCCTTGAACATTTGACTCATCTGTTTCAGCACAAATGACAGGCTGACTCTCGTTTCATCAGCGAGAGAAAGGTGGGTGATGATTTGAACGAGGTCAGGGTTGTCCTCAACCTCTTCGGGATAAGCGTCTGTTAAGCATAGGTAAATTTCCCGTAAATCCTCATCGCTCAAGGATTGTTCAATGCGGTTATCCTCGTAGCAAAAGCGTATGATGTCCTCTATGTCTTTGGGAGAATGGTTGAACAAACCCTCCAACACAATCGTGGGTCTTTTGACACCATTGTATGCCTGACGGCATGATGCGGCGATTGTGCTGAAAGAAATGGACTCCATGTTCATTCCTCTTCTTCAAGGGGGTCAAATGCTTGTTTGAAGAACGATATGTCCCAACGCCCATCTTCGTCGGTGTCGGTGTTTAACACGACGATCACATCGGTGGTGATGTTATATCCCCTGAAAGGAACAACCTCTATGTCTGTCACCAAGAATCGCTCACGGGTGTATTTGTTCCTCCAACGAGAACCAATTTCAATGTTCATTCGGATTCCTCCCAATACGAATCAGCAACAACCTTTTCGGTTTCCCCGTCAGTCCATTCAGCGACAAAATCCCTCCATGATTCGTCATCAAGCACAAGCAAAGAACAAATGAAATCCTTCTTCGCCCACACCCACCTTCGTTTTTGCCTTCGCCTATCCAACGGCAAAATGTCTGTGCGTTTGCCCCACACCTCTTCGGTGGCGTTCTTCATCACCCTGATGCTTTTGCGGTTGCCCGTCAATTTAGCGATGATGTAAATGCAATCAGCCATGAGAGGTAATGGCGCACGCCCAACCCTCGTGGTCGTTTCCTCCCACAAAGCAAACACGAGGCTTTGAAACACCTCTTCGTTGAGATCCAATGCGTTCATCAATTCAGCACCAAGACCACGATAGAAGTCAAACCACTCTTCGCTTTTGGGTATCAGCCGTATGTCCATGTTTAGCCCTCCAATGTTTCAGGAATTTCCCGTGTGTCGTTTGTGTCAAAAGCCCCATCAGCGAGAAGGTCATTGAGAGCATCACGCAATTGGATGGCTTCATCCCGATAGAGATAGAACCCCTTCTTTGTGTAGCCCGTGTGTCCATCCTGTGATGGTGCTTCACGATAGAGCCTGAGATTGAGG